AGTGGTATCAGAACGGGGATCACATGTGCCAGTATGGCAATGGCACAGTGCTGAACGTGGGCTATCGCATCTGCCCTCTCAGCATTCAGGGATAACTAGCCTCTTGCAACCGCCGATTGAACGTGGCATAGGAAGCCATCAGCAACGGAGGACCACCATGTCAGACTACATCCAAGACACCGTCAACGGCTACCTCGCCCGCATCACCGACGCGCCTATCCGCATCGAGTGGGACGGCCAACCCGTCAGCCGCGACGACCCGGCGCACTTCAACGTGCACGTCTACGGCGAGCCGACGAGCTTCTACGCCGTCGACTACCCCACCGGCCTCAGCCTCTTCGAGGGGCACGGCCCACACAACTGCGTCGACGAGATCGACACCGTCCGCAGCTACGTCAAGCTGGCAGAACTGATCGCGGAGGTAGTCCCGGTCGAGCAGGGAGAGGAAGCATGAGCATCACAGACATCATCTGGCCGTGGGCTGCCCTGCGTAGGGAGCGCAGCCGCCTGTGCCGGGCGCGCGAGAACCTGCGCGAACTGGAGCTGCGCGTCGACGCCTATGAATACAAGCTGGGTGAGATCGACGGCAACCTGCGCGAGAAGGAGCTGCGCCTCCTGCTCGCCGAGAACGAGATCGCCAAGCTGCGCAAGAAGATCGCCACCGGCCACTTCCGCAACCCAGAGACGGGCCGCATCGGCAAGAAGGGACAGACATTCCAGTGACCACCAAGGAAGAGCGCGTCGCCGCCATCAAGGAGGCCATCCAGCGGGGCGGCGGCATCATCAAGTTCGCCAAGTCCATGGGCGTCAGCCATCAGGCCGTCTACAACTGGATGCGGCGCGGCTGGGTGCCACTTGAGCGCGCCGTCGTCATCGAGGCGATCTTCGGCATCATGAGCGAGCAGATCGTCGAGCCCTCCGTCCGCAGCGCGCTTGACATGCGGGCCGCTACCAGCATCATCTGAGGTTTCTCGCAATGCGTTACGGATCGGTTTGCAGCGGCATTGAGGCCGCGACGATGGCGTGGCACCACATGGGGTGGGAGCCTGCGTTCTTTTCCGAGATAGAGGCGTTTCCCCGGGCGGTGCTAGAACACCGCTACCCGGAGGTTCCCCTACACGGCGACTTCACCACTATTGAGCAGAACCAGTATGGCAAAATTGATCTCCTCGTTGGCGGGACACCCTGCCAATCCTTCAGCGTCGCAGGCCTCCGAGGAGGACTGGACGACGAGCGTGGTAACCTCGCGCTTGAGTTTTGCCGACTTGCTCAGAGAGAGCGGCCTCGTTGGATCGTCTGGGAAAACGTCCCCGGTGTCTTGTCATCGAACGGAGGACGGGACTTTGGTTCCATCCTCGGGGCGCTGGAAGACCTCGGGTACGGCCTCGCCTACCGAGTGCTGGACGCTCAGTACTTCGGAGTGGCCCAGCGACGCCGCCGTGTGTTTGTTGTCGGATACCTTGGAGACTGGCGCCGTGCCGCAGCGGTTCTTTTTGAGCGCCACAGCCTGTCAGGGCATCCTGCGCCGCGCAGAGAAAAGGGGCAAGGCGTTGCCCGCAGCCTTAGAGCGCAGTCTCAGAGCAGTCACAGAGAGGACAGCGACAACTTTGCAGCGGTTGCCGGAGGGCAGCGATCTTCTGTAAAGTGGGCTGCTGGTACCGCCAATGCGATCACCTCCTCCTTGGCCAACTCAGGCACGGGCCACAACAAGGACGAAAACGTCATAGCGTTCGACTGCTACAACCAGCAGGAGACTTCAGGCGTGTCGAAGACGGTAGCGGCGCGTAATGATCAGGACACTGCGTCCTGTGTGGCATACGCAATACAGGAGCGCGCGATTAGCGAGAACCCCGATGCTGGTCCTGACGGTATTGGAATACGCAGCGACGATGTTGCGTACACAATGGAGGCACGCACCGTGCCGCAAGCGGTAGCCACGTTCAGCGAAGATGGCACCGCCCGCACTTTGACCCGGCGTTATGACAGCAGCTCGTGCGCGGACAGAGGCCCGGATGTGGTGGCTTTTGAACGGCAGAGAGGCTCAACGCAAAACCTTGAAGTGACTGATGGGTTCGCACCTGCGCTCATCAAGTCGCAAACGCCTGCCGTGGCTTTTGATATGCGCGGTCGAGAAGGCGGCGCCCAATTTGAAGGCCCGCACGATACAGCGAACATCCGCGCAGCGAGCGGTGGATCAAGCCGCAGCTATGTTGCCGCCAGCGCGGTGCGCCGCCTCACCCCTGTCGAGTGTGAAAGACTGCAGGGCTTTCCTGATGGCTTCACGGCGATCCCGTGGCGCAAGAAAAACGCCGACCAGTGTCCTGATGGCCCGCGCTACAAGGCGCTGGGCAACAGCATGGCAGTGCCAGTAATGCGCTGGATCGGTGAACGCATTCAAATGGTCGACGACCTTATCGCGCTGATATGACTGAGGGGTTGAGATGAGCGCCGTGCAACGTATTTCGCCCAACATTCGCGACATCCACGTCCCTGCGCCGCTGCGGGACGTGCCGCTCTGGCTCACGTGGGCCTACGAGCAGCACGAGGGCGAGGCCAAGCCCCGCAAGGTGCCGCAGTACAGCATGGGCGGCAGGCGCTACGGCCAGCAGGGCTCGCCGTCGGATCTGGCCAAGCTGACCACCTTCGCCGTCGCGCGTGAGGCGGCAGCCCGGCGCGGCCTCGACGGCGTGGGCTTCGCCCTGACGCCCGACGCGGGCATCGTCGCCCTCGACTTCGACCACTGCGTCGTGGACGGCAAGGTCGACGACGCCGTGCTGGACCTCGTGCAGGGCACCTATGCCGAGTTGTCGCCCAGCGGCGCAGGCGTGCGTGCCTTCTTCACTGGCGCGGCCGACATCCTCGGCAACCGCAAGTCTGCCGCCACGGCCGAGCGCTTCGGAGCCGAGGTGTTCAGCTCGAACGGCTTCGTCACCGTCACCGGCTGGATGCTCGACCACATCGACCTGATGGGCTGGGAGGACCGCGTTGCGCCCCTGCCCGCCCGCGTCATCGACTACTGCCGCACCCGCTTCGCAGGCGAAGGCCCGGCGCCGGTCGACCCCGACGACTTCATGCTCGGGCATGAGCCGAAGATCGGCCTCTCGCTGGAGGAGATCGCCGACAAGGTCAGCCAGCTCGACGCCGACATGGACCGCGACGGCTGGATACGGGTCGGCATGGCCATCCACCATGAGACGGACGGAGCCGAAGAGGGCTTCGATGTCTGGAACGACTGGTCAGAGCAGGGCGGCAAGTACCCGTCCGAGGAGGCGCTACGCGCCCAGTGGGAGGGCTTCGACCGCCGGGCAGGCACACGCCGTAGGCAGGTGACCATGGCCAGCGTGCTGAAGATGGTCAAGGAGGCGCAGCAGGCGCAGGGGAGCGCCGCCATCATCGAACGCGCCGAGGCGATGGTGGCGGACCTTGAGCCAGCTCTCGGCGTACAGACGCCCGCAGGATACGCGGGCAAGTTTCCCATCAGCACCGCCCTGACGGCCACCCGGCGCAAGCCGGTCGACTGGCTGATCAAGGGCGTGCTGCCCGCCGCCGACTTGATCCTGCTCTATGGGGCAAGCGGCTCGGGCAAGAGTTTCGTCGCCCTCGACATGGCGCTGGCGATCGCACAGGGGACGCCGTGGCGTGGTCACAAGACGCGTCGCGGTAAGGTTGTGATCGTCGCGGCCGAGGGCGCCGGGGGGTACGGCAATCGCATACTGGCCGCCTGCCAGCATTACGGTGTGGACCCGGCAGTGCTCGACATCGGCCTGATCACCGTGCCCCCCAACCTACTCGAGCAGGAGGACGTCACCGAACTGATCGCGGCCCTCAAGACGATCAACGACATCGCGCTCATCATCATCGACACCTTCGCGCAGGTGACACCCGGCGCCAACGAGAACGCCGGCGAGGACATGGGCCTAGCACTGTCGCACTGCCGCACGATCAGCACGGCGACGGACGCGACGGTCGAGCTGGTCCACCACGCCGGCAAGGATCTCGCGCGCGGCTCGCGCGGCTGGTCGGGCATCAAGGCGGCCGTAGACGCCGAGCTGGAGGTCAGCCGCGACTTGGACACGAACTACCGGCAGATCAAGCTGACGAAGCAGAAGGACGGCACGGACGGCCTGCAGTGGCCGTTCAAGCTCGACACCGTCGTGCTCGGCTTGGACGACGACGGCGACGACATCACGAGCTGCGTCGTGCTTGAGGCCGAGCCGGCCCAGCAGGTCGAGGGCGACCGCAAGGGCGTCAAGCGCCGCGGCGCCATCGAGACGCACGTCATCGAGACCATGGCGACGTTCGGCAAGGACGACGCTGTGTCGCTTGAGCGCCTCATCCGCACCGCCGTCGACACGATGCCCGCACCCGACCCGGACAAGCGCGACACGCGCCGCCAGACGGTCATGCGCGCCGTGCAGAAGATCAGCCGCGAGCCGGACGGGCCGCTCAAACTGACGGGTGGCAGCGTAATTTTCTACGAGTGATTACAGGCGCATACAATCTTTTTGCAAACTTTTGCAAATAGGGGATTGCAACCTACCGTGTAACTGCTAACTGGGGCTTCTCAGCAACACACATACGAGGAACTCTACCATGGCAACTGCACCCACCTTTATCGCAAATGTCTCGCCCGTCGATCGCCTCGGCGACGTCAAGGCCGAGATCGCCCGCCTCAAGGACATCGAGGCTTTCCTGATCGAGGAGATCAAGGCCCTCGGCGTTGGCGCGCACGACGGCGACACCTTCCGCGCATCTGTCTCGGAAGTCGCGGAGCGCCAGTCGCTCGACGTCAAGGCCGCCGAGGCCAAGCTGCGCGAGTTGGGTGTAGACGGCCGCTGGTTCAGCAAGAACCAGAAGGTCACTAAGGGCTACACGACCCTCAAGGTCGTGGCTCGCAAGGCGTAAGGGGGCCGGCATGATCTGCAACATCCTCGCCGCCGAGTTCTATCCCCGGACCAGTAGGTCTGGGGCCACGGTGATCCTGAACCGGATCATCGACGGTCGCCGCACCAAGGTGCTCGGCTTCAACGTAAGCGGCAAGCGCGAGGCGCGTGATATCGCCAAGCGCTATTCTGCCACCTGCTGGAACTTCTGAGGAGGAGCTTGACATGTACGTGATCGAGAAGAATGTGCCTATGCCGGCGACGCGCGAGAACTACCCCCTGAAGGTGATGGAGGTCGGAGACAGCTTCGTGCTGCCTCTTGATAAGCTTCAGAATGTCCGCATCACCATTAACAACTTAAAGCGCCGCAACCCCGGCTGCAATTTCGTGACACGCACGACCGGCGACGTCGGCCGCGTGTGGCGCACAGCCTGACAGAGGAGAAGACATGACCTACCGTATTGAGATTACCGCCGACACCATGAGCGAGCTGGGCGGCAAGCTTCTGGCCATGGCCAGCCAGTTCCACACCGCGGCGCCGTCCGACCCTGTGATGCCTGAGATCCGCGACGCGGCTCCCGCCAAGCCGAAGGCCGCCAAGGCGAAGAAGGAAGAGGCGGGAAACGCGCCACCTGCGTCGACTGTGGAGGCCCCCTCAGCGACTTTGAGCAGCGAGCCGGATACGCCGACTGTGGAAAGTGCGCCTGCCCCTTCTGAGCCAGACGCGCCTGTTCTCGACTTCGACAAGGACGTCACGCCTCTGGTGCTGCGCGTGGCCAAGGAGAAGGGCAAGGACGTCGCCATCGAGATCCTCAGCCAGTTCGGCGCGGCGCGCGCCTCTGAGGTCGACGAGGCCCGCTGGCCGGAGCTGTGCAACGCCCTGTCGGACGCCCTCTAATGGCGCACGCCAAGCTCAGCCCCTCGGGGGCCTCTAGGTGGATGGCGTGCCCCGGCAGCGTCGCGCTGTCGGAGGGCATACCCGACACGAGCAGCAGCTACGCCCGCGAGGGCACCGCGGCGCACGAGTTGGCGGCGCGGGTCCTCAACGACCCTGACAGCGCCGCGCGTGACTACGTCGGCCGCGACATCGAGTTCGACGACCACGGCAAGCGCGTCTCGTGGCCCGTCACGCCTGACATGGCGGCGCACGTCGACGACTACGTCAAGCTGGTCCGCGAGCGCGCGGCGGGCAAGACGCTGCTAGTCGAACAGAAGCTGCCGATCGGCCACATCACGGGCGAGGAGGGCGCGACCGGCACGAGCGACGCCGTGATCATCGACTACGATCAAGAGGCGATCGAGGTCATCGACCTGAAGTACGGCATGGGCGTGCAGGTGCTGGCTGAGGACAACGAGCAGACGCAGATGTACGCCCTCGGCGCGCTGCACGAGTATGGCCTGATCTCGGACTTCTCCTACGTCACGATGCTGATCCACCAGCCGCGGCTGAACCACGTGAGCGAGTGGAGCATCCCGGTCGCGCAGTTGGAGGAGTTCGGCTTAGAGGCGCGCGCGGCGGCCAACATCGCCAGAGACGCGCAGGACGTGCTTGCCCAGAACGACAAGCTCGACTGGATGTACCTGAACCCCGGCGAGAAGCAGTGCCGCTTCTGCAAGGCCAAGGCGGCGTGCCCGGCGCTGCGTGCGGAGGTCACCGAAGTCGTGGGCGGATCGTCCGTCGCGACCGCCGAGGACTTCGCGCAGTTCCTGCCGGAGGTGCCGGACAGCCAGACGGGCGACAACTACCTGTCGATCGCCATGGCCAAAGTCGGGCTGGTCGAGGACTGGTGCAAGGGCGTGCGCGCAGAGGTCGAGCGCCGCCTGCTGGCAGGCAAACCCGTCGAGGGCTTCAAGCTGGTCACCGGCAAGCGCGGCGCGCGCAAGTGGAGTGACGACAAGGCGGTGGAGAAGCTCTTTAAGTCGTTCCGCCTGAAGCACGAGGAGATGTATGACTATTCGCTGATCAGCCCGACCAAGGCTGAGAAGCTTCTGACTTCGGCACGCTGGGAGAAGGCGCAGGGCCTCATCACCCAGTCTGCCGGAAAGCCGTCTGTGGCTCCGGTCACTGACAGGCGGCAAGAAATTGCCGTCCCATCGGCCAGCGATGACTTCGCTGGTCTTTTCAAGACTGAAAACTGAGAAGTGGATAATTGACATATGGCTACTAGGATCATGCTTAAGGGCGTCACGATGGCTTTTCCGGCTCTGGCCGAGCCGCAGTCTTTCGGCGAAGGCGAGCCCGCATACGGGGCCAAGTTCCCGATCGTGCCCAACAGCGAGCACCAGAAGCTCATTGAGGACGCCATGAAGGTAGAGGCCAAGGAGGCGTGGAAGGACAAAGCCGACGCCACCCTCGGCATGCTGATCGAAGACGGCAAGGTTGCCTTCGCCAAGAAGGTCTACCGTTCGAAGAAGACTGGCGAGGCGTATCAGGGCTTTGAGGGCACGCACTACCTGTCCGCGCGCAACGCCAAGACCCAGCCCAGCGTCTATAACCAATACGGCGAAGGGCTGTCTGGCAAGGGCGACATCGAGCGCCAAGCGTTCAGCGGGGCCAAGGTCAACGCCTCGGTCGAGATCTGGGCCCAAGACAACAAATGGGGGCGCCGCATCAACTGCTCGCTGCGCGGCATTATGCTGACTGGCGAGGGTGAGAACTTCGGCGGCGGGTCGTCACCGGCCAGTGCCGATGAGTTCTCCGGGCTGGCGAAGGCCAAGGCTGAAGCGGATGACATCCTGTGAGTACGGGGCGCGAAAGCACGGCGAACGACCGCCTCCGGCTGCTCGTGGAGCGAGTAGAGCGGCTGGAGGAGGAGAAGAAGGCCATCGCCGACGACGTCAAGGACGTCTACGCAGAGGCCAAGGCGGTCGGATACGACGCCAAGATCATGCGTGAAATCGTGCGGCTCAGGAAGCTGAAGCCGGACGATCTCAGGGAGCGCAACGCTATCCTGAACCTTTACGCGGATGAGCTTGGCATGGACCTTATCTGACGCTATACCTTGGGCTGTCGGTCCCTGCTGCCTTGGGACCGGCAGCCCTCCCTTTTGGTGAGGTGCGCAGCGGAACGTGGGGTCTCCTCGTGTTGCTGAAACCGCTGCGCGCCTCTCCAAAAGAGGAGGGCTTTCTTGTCTACACTGTATCTTGACCTCGAGACCTACTCCGACACCCCCATCAAGCACGGCGCGCACCGCTATGCCGAGGACGCCGAGATCTTGCTGGTGGCGTACGCGTGGGACGACGAGCCTGTGACGGTGCTTGACACGAGCGACGACTGGCAGGCCGCCAAGGGTCCAGTGCAGCTCATGATCGACACGGCGGACGAGGTCGTGATCCACAACAGCGCCTTTGACCGCACCGTGCTGCGCCACCGCGGCGTGCATATTCCTGTGGATAAAATCACGGACACCATGGTAATTGCGCTCCAACACGCGCTGCCTGCGTCTCTGGGTCAACTCTGTGACGTCCTCGAGGTGCCTACCGACAAGGCTAAGGACAAGGACGGCAAGAAGCTGATACAACTGTTCTCGAAGCCCCGGCCCAAGAACCAGAAGCTTCGCAGAGCTACGCGGGAGACGCACCCGGATGAGTGGGAAAGGTTCATCGAATACGCCCGCCTCGATGTGGACGCGATGCGATCCGTATATCGACGGCTGCCGGATTGGAATTGTAATCGGGCTGAGCGCCAGTTCTGGCTACTCGACCAAAGAACTTCTGACAGTGGTATCGCCGTCGACCGAGAACTCGCCCGATCCGCTCTCCGAGCTTTTGAACGAGCTTCTCGATCTCTGGCCGACGCTACCGCCCTTCTGACCGGCGGCGCTCTGGGCTCGACCACGCAGCGCAACGCGCTCCTCGCCCGCATGGCGGAGCTGGGCGTCAACGCCGAGGGCCTGACCAAGGACGACGTCGGGAAGCTGCTTGCCGGTGAGCTGCCCGCAGAGGTGCGCAAGCTGCTCAAGATGCGCCAGCAGGCGGCAGCCACCAGCCCGTCGAAGTACAAGGCTTTGCTCGGCGCAGTGTCGAGTGACGGGCGGCTTAGGGGAACCGTGCAGTACGGCGGCGCATCACGTACTCTCAGGGACGCGGGTCGTATTTTCCAGCCGCAAAATTTACCTAGGACACCCGACTGGTTCGACGGCGACGTACAGGAGATGACCGTCGCGGCGTTCAAGGCGGACTGCGACGACATCCTGTGGGGCAATGTCAGCGAGCGCTGCTCCATGGCCGTGCGCGGCTGCCTCGTGGCCGAGCCGGGCAAGAAGTTCGTGATCGCAGACCTGTCGAACATCGAGGGGCGCGTGCTGGCGTGGCTGGCGGGCGAGCAGTGGAAGATCGAGGCCTTCAAGGCGTACGACCGGGGCGAGGGGCCGGACCTCTACAAGGTCACCGCCGGGCGCATCCTCGGCAAGGATCCGGGCGACATAACGAAGGACGAGCGGCAAAACCCCGGAAAAGTATCCGAACTCGCTTGCCTAGGCCCCCGTACCCGCGTTATTACCAAAACTGGCGTAAAGCTGATTACAGAGGTTACAGCGGAGGACTTGCTATGGGACGGAGTGGAGTGGGTGCCAAATACAGGCCTAGTGGACCGAGGCCGGAGACAAGTCGTCCAGCTAGACGGAGTGGAGATAACACCGGATCATCTCATCTTGTGCGGAGAGACTTGGCAATCGGCCCAGACGGTCGCTACCTTCCCGAACTGCCGCGACCAAGCATTGGCGACAGGTTCGGAGAGCTTGAAGTCGTTGGCTTTGATCTCGGCCCTCGCGGAGGACTTAGAGCTGTTCTTGTTAAATGTTCTTGCGGGGCAGGCCCGTACGGAACCGACATCCACAATATCCGTCGCGGAGCCAGCACCCGCTGCAATAGCTGCGCAAAAAAGAAAGCGGGGCGTTGGACAAAAGCGTGGTTCCGCTATGCAGACGTATGCCCAGATGACGAGCATAGACGGCGTTTGTGCAATCGCATCTCCGCTTGCCTCAACAGGTGCCACAACCCGAACGACAAAGCCTACACCAACTACGGCAGTCGAGGCATCCGCGTCTTTGAGCCGTGGCGAACAGATCGAGCAGCTTTTCTCAGGTATCTTGTCACGCTTGATGGCTGGGATAGACCAGAACTCGAGCTTGATCGAATTGATGTCGACCGGGGTTACGAGCCGGGTAATCTCCGTTTCATCGGACGGCGAGCCAATCGTAACCCCGGTCGACGCATCCCAGTTCTACAAGCCCGCATCCTCGAATTGGAAGAACGTCTACGACATTGCCAATGTGGGGCCGCGAAATCGGTTTGCGATCCTGACTGACGCAGGGCCGGTGATAGTCCATAACTGTGGATTTGGTGGATCCGTTGGTGCCTTTCGCAAAATGGGCGGCACTCGTGTTGACGCTATGTCCGATGAAGAGGTGCAAGATGTGGTCTGGAGCTGGCGCAAGGCGCACCCGGCGACCAAGGCCTTCTGGTACGACGTCGAGGCGGCGTGCCGCAAGGCGATCAGGGGTGAGGTGGGCGACACGTACGACGTGCGCGGCTACGTCCAGTTCGACCGCCGCGAGGGGCCAGACGGCGCGATGTACGTGCGCTGCAAGCTGCCGAGCGGCCGCTACATATGCTACCGCAACATGCACGTGAACGACGACGGCAAGATCCTCTACGAGGGTGTCAACCAGTTCACGCGCAAGTGGGAGTGGCTGGAGACATACTACGGCAAACTGTGCTTAGCACAGGGGACGCTAGTACTGACAGACGCCGGATGGCTGCCAATCGAACATGTCAGCACAACGCATAAGCTCTGGGACGGGGGCGCTTGGGTCGAGCACGAGGGTCTTGTCAGGAGGGGTATTAAAGAGGTAATCTGTCTGAATGGCGTTTGGATGACGCCTGACCATGAAGTGCTGTCTACGGAAGGATGGGTGCGTGCATCACAGAGCGAGGGACTTGAGCGGGCAGACACTCGGATACCTGACGGTTTTGATCTACCAAGGCAGCGATGGCAGCCGATCACTGTGGTCGCTCCGCTGCGTATGCGGGAAAGAGATAATTCTCCCCGCGATCGAGATAACAAAACAGCAGAAGCGCGGCGTGCAAGCGTCCTGCGGGTGCATGAAGCGGCACACCATATCGACCAAGCGCAAGACGCACGGGATGTCGCACCACAAGGCCTTTGCGGTCTGGCGGAGCATGATCGACCGTTGCACGCTGCCTACGCATCAGGCTTGGAAAAACTACGGCGGTCGCGGTATCAAAGTGTGCGAAGAGTGGCGTCGCTCCTTCTCCGCCTTCTGGGCAGACATGGGCCCGACGTACAAGGAGGGCTTGACGCTAGAGCGGCGCGACAATTCCGCAGGATACAGCCCGCAGAACTGCGTCTGGGCGACGTACACGAGGCAGGCCCGAAACAGGCGGGCGAACGTACCGATAAACACACCATGGGGCCGGATGACAGTTGCGGAAGCGGCAGACCGATCGGGGCTGAACCGGACGACGCTGTACTATCGAGTGAACACCGGAGTGCCGGACAGCAGGCTGTTCGAGGCACCCGACACATCGCGGAAGTTTACGATTTGGTGAATAGTGGGCCGCTTCGCAGGTTTGTGGTGGCTGGCGAAAACGGCGACACGATGATCGTGCACAACTGCGAGAATGTTGTGCAGGCTACTGCCCGCGACGTGTTCTTCGTCGGCTTCTACCGCGCCGAGCAGGCGGGCTATCCGGTGGTCCTGCGCGTCCACGACGAGCTTGTGTGCGAGGTGCCTGACACTCCGGACTTCACGGCGGAGGCGTTGGCTGGCATGATGGCGACGAACCCGAGTTGGTCGCTGGGGCTGCCGTTGGCGGCCACAGGGTTCGAGTGCCATCGCTATCGCAAGGACTGAGAAATGGACGAAGACCTCAAAAGTACTTTGACGGGCTGTGCTGGCGTAGCGGCGGTCGCGATCCTGATCCTGTGGGTACTGGTGGTCGAGATCGCCAAGGGCGTGGCTTGGATCCGGTGGGCGTTTGCATGACCCCCGCAGGCAAGCTGCAGGACCGCCTCAAGAAGCTGGTGCAGGGTAGCGGAGGCCAGTACCGCAAGGTGCGCTGGGAGGGCCGCCGGGGCTGCCCTGACTGCTACATCTGGTGGGACTGGCCTGCCGCCGCGTTCGTCGAGATCAAGGCCGGGGACGACCGCTACAGCAAGCTCCAGCAGCGGGAGGTCGAGCGGATGCAGAACGCGGGGATCCCGGTCTTCACGGCGCGGGACATGTCCGACATCGAGGCGATCGTGGAAATTGTGCGCAACGGCCTGAAATAGGGGTTGCAACGTGCAGTTGAATGCGATAGCTAGGGCTTCTCAGCAACACGGAGTACCTCACATGACACCCGGACAGATTGCCTACGAAGAGGACGTGCGCCGCAAGCCGTTCTATCACCCGCGCGTCGACGGCACCGTCCTGCCGCGCCTCCCTTGGGCCGAACTCGGCGCGATGGAGAAGTGGTCGTGGGAGAAGAACCCGACACCGAGGAGCTACTGACATGGAGCAAGAACCCAACCCCAAGGCGCTCGCGGCGGTTGCGGAGTTTAACCGCCGCGCGCAAGATCGCATCGACCGTGGCATGTCACGCGACCGCGCGTGGCTGCTCACGACGATGGAGATGCAGGGCAAGATCACGATCGTGAAAGGATAAGAGCATGGGCTTCCGCAAGAACTACGCCGACCGGACCATCACCTTTGAGTGCGACGGGTGTGGCGAGATGTTCGAGGCTGACGGCCTCGACTTCCACGACGCGCTCGACGAGTACAAGGACAGGGGCGGCGTGGCGCGCCTCGAGGTGGGCGAGTGGATGCACTTCTGTGAGGACTGCAAGTGACGCAGACCTTCAAGCCGCATCCGTACCAAGAAGACGTCATTGACTTCATATGCCAGAACAAGCGCTGCGCCGTGTGGGCGCCAATGGGCGGCGGGAAGACCGTCTCGACGCTGACGGCCCTTGACCAACTCTCGCTGGTCGACGACGTCTACCCGGCGCTTGTGCTGGCACCGCTGCGCGTCGCCCGGTCGACGTGGCCCGAGGAGGTCAAGCGCTGGCAGCACCTCAGCCACCTGCGCGTCAGCGTCATCGCAGGCACGCCGAAGCAGCGCGACCGGGCGGCTGCCGCGGATGCGGACATCTACTGCACGAACTACGAGAACCTCGGCTGGCTGCGATCGTTCTACGGCGACGCGTGGCCGTTCAAGACCGTGGTGGCTGACGAATTACCGCGTTTGAAATCCTTCCGCATCAGGCAGGGTGGCAGCCGCGCCAAGGCGCTGGCCGAGGTCGCGCACACGCGCGTCCGCCGCTTCATCGGACTGACCGGCACGCCCGCGCCGAACGGCCTGAAGGATCTCTGGGGGCAGACCTTTTTCCTCGACCAAGGCGAGCGGCTGGGCCGCACGTTCAGCGCCTTCGAGATGCGCTGGTTCCGCAAGGGCTATGACGGCTACAGCCTGCAGCCCATGGAGCACGCGCAGGTGGAGATACAGGAGAAGCTCAAGGACATCTGCCTGACTGTGAAGGGCCTCGACGTAGACGAGCCGATCGTCAACCCGGTCTACGTCCGCCTCATCCCCTCCGTGCGCCACGTCTACGACAGCATGGAGGCCCACATGTTCGCGGAGCTGGAGGAGACGGGGGTCGAGGCGGCGAACGCGGCGGTCAAGACGCAGAGGTGCTTGGAGATCGCCAACGGGGCTATCTATACGGATGATCAAGGCAATTGGGAGGAAGTGCATGGGGCAAAGTTGGATGCGCTGGATAGCATCATCGAAGAGGCGAATGGCGCGCCTGTTCTCGTGGCGTACCAGTTCAGGCACGACCTCGAGCGGCTACGGCGTCGCTACCCTAAAGCTCGGGTGTTGGACAGTAACGCTGATACGGTTAAAGAGTGGAACGACGGGAAGATACCATTACTTTTCCTTCATCCTAAAAGCGCCGCACACGGATTAAACCTCCAATATGGCGGTAACATCATGGCGCTTTTCGGAGTGAACTGGTCGCTTGAGGACTACATGCAGGTCATCGAGCGCATCGGCCCAGCCCGACAGAAGCAGGCCGGCTTCGACCGGCCCTGCCTCATCTACCCCATACTCGCCAAGGACACGATGGACGAGGTTGTCATGGAGCGGCTCGCGTCGAAGCGGTCGGTTCAGGACGTCCTGCTAGAGGCGATGCAACGCAAAGGAGCGAAACGATGAACGACCTGCCCTGCGACACCGAGCCGAACGAGCACGTGCTGGAGGAGAGCGTCACGCTGGAGACGCCGCAGCAAACGCTGCCGGATCCGCTGGCACCTGAGTTGCTTGGCCGCGCCGCCATGCACATGCACGACCGCGCGTCGACCTACGACGAACCAGAGGGCGAGAGGTCCATGGGCAAGACCGTGACGGCGTTCAACGCCGTGACCGGGCGCGACCTGAGCGAGAGCGAGGGCTGGCTGCTCATGGCGCTGCTCAAGCAGGTGCGGCTGTTCACGCGCAGCGCCTACCATGGCGATAGCGCGGAAGATGCTATCGCCTATCTAGCGCTTATGGCCGAGGCGAAGGGAGCGGGGCGATGACGACACGCACCGGCCCGTGGAAAGACGCGGAGCAGATGCCTATCCCCGTCTTTGTGCCTTCTTCGCCTTGCGAGCCTTCCGCTTCACCGCAAACCGCTTCGCGTCGACCGCGCCGCCCTTCGCCAAAAGCGGGATCTCGCCCTTGAGCATCATCTCAAGTACGGTCTCGGGGTCCATGCCGAGGCGATCGGCGGTGTAACGGACGCGCGCCTCGACCGTGCCTATGAACGGCTCCGCAGCCGAACCTAGGCCGGTGGCTTCGCCGCCGCCCAGCCACATCGAAGCTTGGTACTGGGCCGGCGAGATGCCGAGCTTACGTGCTTGGTCCTGCTGCCACTGCTCGTAGTACTGGTATTCGTTGTCGCGCGGCTTGGAGGCCCACAGCGCCGGATCGTTGACCGCATCCTCCATCGGAATGTAACCTTCCGCCACCCACTCTTGCGGCCGGTACGTGATGGAAGTCACATCCTCGCCGATCTCACCCTTCTTGTTCACCTTGCCGGGCTTCGTCTTGATCGCAGACATCGCGATGTCATCCAGCAGGCCGGGATACTGCCGCTTGAGCGTCTCGAAAGCGCTTTCCGGTGTCTTGGCAAGCTCGGCGATTGAGGTCTCAAGGAAGCGGGGATCGGCCGACAGAATGCCGGGGAGCCGGAAGTTGTGCGTGTCGATCGTCGCGACTTGCTGATTGCCTTGCAGGTTGCTTGAGAAGCTAGCGGGCTTGGGGTTCTTGAAAATGTCCCAGCCGCCCCTCTGCTGCAGGCCGAGCACATTGTCGCGGTGCAGCTTCTGGGCAATCGAACCGTAGCCGCCCGATGGCGAGGACGGAACTGGCATGCCCTGCGAGAGAAGATAGTTGTAGTAGGTGCCGGTGCGGACATTGTCCGGCACGCGAGCGCGGGGGCTGGTCGCTGCCATCAGGTCCATCAGCCGCGCGTAGGTGCTGCCGACTTGGCTGGCCGGAACAACGCCCTGCATGCGCTGCAGCATCGGATCCGTGTTGTACCATTCCTTGCCGCCGCCCTCGATGCCGCGCTGAACGGTCTCGTTGATGCCTTGCTCGACTTCAGGGTTCGCGAGCACGTCAACAATACGCTCTGACGGACCCCGCGCCGGGTTTACGCGCTGAATCTGGAACTGCGGGACGTTGGGGACTGCCGAGAGATTGCTGAGGTCGAACAGCTTCCCGGTATCCGTGTTCTTGGCGCGCCAATCGGCGTAGGAGGGGCTGCCTTTACTGGGCTTGCTTGCCTCGCGCAGCACGTCCTTCGCCACCGCCTGCGGTGTGCCAGAGCGGCTGCTGATGATCGCAGGTGCGGCGGGCTTGGGCGGCGCAGGTTTCTTGGCCGCTTTCTTGGCCAGAGCTTTGGCGGGAGCCTTAGGCGCTGGCGGCACGTTCGACTTGGCAGAACCCGCCAGACGGTCGGCGGCATCGCGCCACACGGCAAGCGGCGCGTCAGGTTCGAGCAGGCCGTCAAGGCGGCGTGCGATGTCTGGGCTATATTCGGAGGCTATGACGCCCAACTTGCGAGCGGATACACCCCCGGCCATGCCCAGCGCCGCGCCTTCAAGCGGGGCCAGTGCGCCAGCGCCTAAGCCGGCGCCACTAAAGTTCAGCGCGAGGTTCTGCGCCTCGCTCTCGAGATCGACGGGCTGGCCGCTGAGGATGACGCTGGGTGCCGCCAAGGCCCGCGCGGCGTCGTAGAGAAGTTGCGGCGCGGTCAGCTCAATCTCGCCAGTGTCAGGGTTCCGCGCGAGGGGCAGCAACGCCGAGCGGTCGATGCCAGGCTCAAGCCCGAACCGCTCTTGCAGGGCGCGCTTCACGGCGTCGGGTGCCTCCCCGCGCCGGACGTTGACGCTGAAGTCGCGCTTGGGTGTCTCGCGCCGCGTCTCAGGCACCTTTGTGCGGACGGGGACGCGCCACAGCGGGTTCACGGTGCCGTACGGATCTCTGTTCTTTGCGCCGAGCGACAGGGTGCTTGCGGCCGAAGACTTGCGGGTTGCCATGTTACTGTTGCCCTCCTGCCAGCGCGCTTAGCGGGATGCGGACGCCGCCGGGTCCGACGATCTCGCGGGTCTCGGGGTCGTACGTCGTGCCGGGCGGCAACGCGATGTCTACGCCGTCGACGTTGACGACGCTGCTACCCTCGGGCAGCGACGGCGTCTCGGGAGACTGCCAGACAGGCTGCTCGGCTACTGGTGCCTCGGCGACAGGTGTCGGCGTCTGAGCGTAGCGCTGGGCGGCATCGGCAAGGAACTGGTTCTCGACATCCTGCGTGCGCGAGCCGAGTTGCGCCGTCGCCAACGTCGCAGCCGGATAGCGCTGGTAGAGATCCGCCAGCCGGTCAGTAACGGGTCGCGCGATGTCTGCCATTGCGGCTCCGGCGCGTTCGGCTGCGCCAACGCCGCGCCCGGCATAGTAAGACGCCTCGCCCACTGCCCGAGGTGAGGTGAGTGGCAGCAGAGCCAGCGACGTCGGATCGAAGAAGCCCGGCGCGTTCTGCATGGTCGCCGTGGCGACGCCGCCGATGCCGCTCAGGCCGAGGCCGGTGGCGGGGATCGACGCGAGGCCTCGCGGCTGGAAGGAGCTTATGCTCTGGGCCGACAGGCTGTCCATCAGGTTCGCACCACCCTGCCGCTCCATGAGGTCGGCAAGTTCCTGCCGATAGCCATAGTTCGTGTTGGCGTTATTTCGCATGACCGACTGTAGCTTGCGAAGCTGAGTGTCGACGGAGGCTGTCGGATTGAGGCTGAACGTGCGGCGAATGTCGCGCAGCGTGTCGGCCGCCTTCTCGTAGTCCTTCATGGTGCGGTCGTAGGACGGCACCTGCTTGGCAATCTCCTGCCGCACAGAGCGGTAGACGCCCGTGGCGATGCTCGACGCCTTGCGGTCGTTGGCGACGGCCATGTCATCCGCCACGTCGCCGATGCGCTGCTTGAGCGCGTCCATACCTTCGGGCGTGTGGTACTGGGCCGGGTCGAGGGTCTTCCACTCGTCGACGACGCCCTTGATCTTCTCATACACAGCGGCTGAGCGCGCGTCGCGAACCTGCCCCTTGTAGAAGGCGCGGTCGCGCAAGTTGTCGAGTGTCTTGTCGATGCCACCGAAGTCCAGCACCGTGGCGTCTCCACTGACGTCGACCATGCCCGACTTGTAGGCCTGCGACGCCTGCTCCTGCATGTTGCGCACGGCGCTCTCGGCCTGCGCGATGACTTCATCAGGCGCACCGCCGCGCATCTGCTCGACAAAACTCTGCTCGCGCGCGGTCGGCGCGCCAGCTTGGCCGCGCTCGCGGCCGACTTGGAAGGCACGCCCGTAGCCCTCGCCGCCCGGCACGCCGGTCGTCAGTCCGAGGGCGAACTTGGTCGCCGCTCCGGGTGCGTTGGTGATGGTGTCCATCGCCTTGGGGGCCGCCGCGCCAACGGCGCGGTAGGCCTCGGGCACAGCGGCGACGGCGGACAGCGGGTCGATGACGCGGCCAGCGGTGGCCACCTTCTGCGCCGCACTGCCGACAGCGCCGGGGAGCCGAGCGCCGGCAGTGCCGCCAGCGGTCAGCACGACCGACAGGTCACCCAGCATGCCGAGCGGGTCAGTCGAGAAGGTTAGAAGCGGATCTTCGTAGCGCTCCTTCATGGCCGCCACGACGGCCTGCGTTGTCGGGCCTTGCGGGTCGCCGCCAGCCTGCGCGACAAGCTCTCCGGCGAGGTCGGTCAACGTCTTGATGGAGCCTGTGCGCTGCCCCTCAAGCACGCTGCGCACGGCGTCCACCGGCAGCGCAGTAAGGCCCTGCGCCAACTGCACGGCGCTCTCAGGCGCGTTTGTCAGCGCCTGCATGGCGATAGCGCCGAGGCCTGCGTTCTCTTGCGCCGCCTCGTCAATCGCCGAGTAGTCGATCGCGCCCGGGACGCGGCTGCGCTCTTCAGGTGTCAGGCCGCTGTAGCGCTCGGCAGCGGCGGCCGCAGTGCGCGCCGCGTAGTCCGCCGCCTGCTCGGGTTGGATCTGGCCTTCCTCGAGGGCCTTGCGCGCGACCAGTTCGCCGTATCCTTCCGGCGTAAATTCGGGGCTGCGGGTGTACTTGACGATGTCAGCCTCGCTGCCAGCGCTGAAGCGAAAGCCCTTGATCGGCTCGCCGCCGACCTGCGCACCCTCGGGCGGAGGCGCTTCACCGCCGCCGCCTTCTGCGGGCGTACCCGCCTCGCTGGCGAAGAACTTCTGGCGATCAACGATCTTCTTCGGCGTGAACATCGGCGCGACGCCGCCCAGCGCCGCCTCTATTTGAGCCGGACGATAGCCGCCAGCGCGCAGGGTGGCGACGGAGCGGCCGAGGGCCTTCTCGACGATCTCCTGACGTCGGCGCAGGTTTTCGCGAATGCTTGCGGGGTCCATTGCTGGGGTGATGGTGGTCGCCTGCCACGCAGCCTTCTCGCCTTCGGTCAGCGACGCGCCAAAGAAGCGGTTGCGCTCAATCATGTCGAGTACGTTGGCGCTCTGCCACCAACTCGCCTGACCGGGCGTCCCAAAGCCCGAGGCGCGCTTCTGAATGGCGCTCTCAATTTGTGTCGGGAAGCCGAGGCCCGCGCCGGTATAGTCATCCCTGAAGCGGCGCAGCAGAGTAGTGACGTTCTCGAAACCGGAGACCAGCGTCTCAAGGTCGCTACGTTCGTCCTTGCCGAGGCGCTCGCCCTTAGTGCTGCGCAGCAAGTCCTGCTGAAGCTGAATGTTGCGCAGAAGCGTGGCCTGCAGTTCGGCCTGCTCGCGCGGCGCGACGTAAGGCAGCCGAGCCTCGCCGGTCGCGGCGCTGACGCCCGAGGAGCGGGCAGACGCCTCAGAAGAGCCGATGGTCGCCTCAGTCTTGCGACTCTCTGGGGTGGGGCCGCCTGCCGCGGCTACGTCACCCGCCCACCACTCGTCCTGCTTGGCCATGCTTAACCTTTCAGCCGCCAGTGGCGGTCTTCATGATGACTTTGCCCATCTTCGGGCCGGCGGGCACGACGTAGTATGTGCCAATCGGGAGCGCGTCGTACTCGGCTTTGGTGCGCGGGCGCTCCGCCTGCTTGGGCACCTCGACAACTTCGCCGGTTGTCGGGCTGAGTTGGTACGAGGGTCTGCCAGCCTTGGCCTGCTCTGCTTCGAGATCCATCTTGGCCTTGAGCATGTCCATACGCGCCTTGAGCGAACTGCTCTTGGCGTCGAGGCTGCCCTTGCCGTAACTGGACTCAAGCGCCGCCATGGCCTCCTGACGGTTGCGCGCCGCCTCGTCGCGCCGCTCTGCGACACCACCAAGCGCTTGCGAGACGTTGAGCATGGTTCCGCCGAAGCCCTTGTAGCGGCGCGGGGAGAGGAAGGCCTGTGACAGCGCGGCGAGCGTCGCGGCGCGCGAGGGGCCGGAGTACATCTGCTCGATGCGCTTCTGCGCAGCTTCGAACTGCGCCTTGCGCTGCTGCTCGTATTCACCCGGCAGCGCCGCAGCCTCCTGCATCAGGCGGAAATACTCGCCGCGTGGGTCGTCCGGCTCGCTGCCTGCTATGCTTGAGAGGCCGCCAGTCTGTGGCTGCATGGGCGTGGTTCCTTGATCCTGTGCCGGAGGTATAGCAGATGGCGCGGCCTGCGCCATCCCGAGCATGTCACGAAAGCGGCGCACGTAGTTCTGTGTCTCGGCGATGCGCGGGATGCCCCCGGCGCGGCGCACGCGGCCCGGACCTGCGTTGTAGGCCGCCGCAGCCAGCGCCGGATCTCCGAACGCCTTGCGCTGCTGGGCGTAGTACTGCACGCCGCCCCGAATGTTCTGATACGGGTCGCGCGGGTCGACGCCAAGCTCGCGCGCGGTGCCGGGCATGAGTTGCATGTGGCCGATCGCGCCCGCCGACGAGTCGCGGACATTCTGCCCGCTGCTGCTCTCCAACTCGTACAGGGCGCGCGCCTCCTCGAGTGGGACGCCGTATTGTTCCGCCATCTTCGCGAGGTAGGCGAGGTACTCGCTCATGCTATCACCCTACAGCTTAAACGTCTTGCCGAGGCTGCTTATCAGGCTGCCCGCGCCGGACAGCGCACCCGCGATCGTCGCCGCCGTGCCGGGCTTATACTCCGCCGGCTGGCCGGATGGCACGATGCCGTATTCCTGCGTGCCGGTCGGCACGGCTGGCGCGACGCCCTGAAGCGTCTTGGCGGCCGCGTCAATCTGCTGCTGGTTGTAGGCCTGCTGCCGCAGGTAGTCCTGATAGGCCGTGTCGAGGTTGGCCTGCGCCTGCTGCTGCTGCTGAGTGCCGATGGCGTTGAGGGCGCCCGCGCCCTGCAGGCCGAGCGTCTGCGCGGACTCGGCCAAGTTGCCAAGCTGCTGCGACGCGGCGAGGCGGTTCTGGATGTCGTTGGCCCCGATGTTGCCGATCTGGCCGCCGATGTTGGCGAGGGCCTGCTGCTGCTGTGCCGTGAGGTTGCCGTAGGTCTGGCCGATGTCGGCGAGTGTCCGCTGCTGGTCGGCGGTGAGCGTGCCGTAGGTCTGGCCGATGTTGGCCAGTTGCTGACCCGCCCGCGCCAGAGCGCCCTGCTGCTCCATGCCAAGCTGGCCTGCGAACTGGCCGAGTTGCGCCTGCCGTGCGAGGTCCGTACCCGACAGCGTCGCGGCCTCGCCGTAGCCCTGCCGGAGCGCCTCTGCCTGCTGCGCGAGGGTCGCCTCCTGCGTGTCGCGCAGTGCGCGCGCCGTGTCGGTCATCATGCCCGAGGGCGTGCTCCCGCCGGGCTGCCTCGTGCCGTAGCCAAGTTGGCCTGACGCGATGTAGCGGCCCTCGATGGCGGGCATCAGGTTCTCGGACAGGTTGCGCGCGCCAAGCTGGCCGATGCGGTTGACGACCTGCTCGGTGTAGGGGTTCATGTACTGGCCGATGTTGGCCACACTCGTCTGGCCTGCGGCGCTGAGATAGGGCTGGGCTGCCTGCATGCCGAGGGCGTTCGCGCTCTGCGCAGACATTTGCGCACCCTGCTGGAGCGCGGGCGTTGCGGCGCCCACGCTGTTCATGCCAGCCGATTGGCTGAGGTAGGGTGACGCCGCGCTGGGGGCGTTGATGCCCGCCGCTTGGCTGAAGTAGGGCTGCGCCTGCCCGAGGGCATTCGCGCCGAGAAGGCCTTGCGCGGCGGACGTGGCCTGCCCGAGGGCGGGCTGGTAGGCGTTGGCGGCCTGCTGAGTTGCGCCGAAGGCCTGCTGCTGCGTCGGCGAGAACTCGGCCACGCGCGGACCCGCGTAGGACTGGTACGGCTGGTTCATCAGCGCCTGCTGATTCGACAGGAGTTGCATGCCGTAGTTGGTGTACCACTCGGGGAGCACCGTCTGGCTCTGCAGCGCCTTGAAGGCGGAGCCTGCCGGTATTTCCTGACCCTCGCTGAGGAAAGAGGAGATGTCAGCCATTAGTTACGTCCCTTCTTGAGGTACTTCTCGGGCTTCTTCGCGTTGACGCTGAAGTTGCCCTTGGCCAGCTTCTGGCCCTTGTGCTTGCGGATGTTGGTGCGGAATACGTCAAGCGCGTCTGCGCCAGCCTTGCTTGAGCCGTTGCCGAGCAGGGCGACGGTCTCTGCGTCGATAACATACTCGCCGTCGGAGAGCATCGCCGGGATCTTGTCGTCGCGCCCGTCGCCGGGTCCACCAACGGCGAAGCCGCCAGTCGCGTAGCCGGTATAGGCGCGGCTGGTGTTGGCTGCGCCCGGCGCGACGTGCTCGAAGAAGGACTGCTCGGGGCCGTAGCCGTAGCGATACCAGTCGGTGTCGGTCATGGGGCGCGCCGCGAGGCTGCCGCCGGGCTTCAGGCCGGGCATGCTGGGCGCAGGCAGGCCGCCTGCGAAGGGGCCTCCGAGGCCGCCGGGGCCAAAGCCGAAGGGTATCTTGCCGGGCTTGTTCGTCTTGTCCTTCTCGAACAGGCTGCCGCCGAGGCCGATGACCAGCGAGGCAAGCTGGAGGTAGTCGGCCATCTTCTCGGTAGTCGACTTGTCCTTGTTCTTCGGGTCGTTGTCGACGGCGTCCTTGACGGCTTGTTGCAACTCGGGGCTTGCGCCGAACATCGCGCCAGCGCCGGGGATTGGCTCCGGCTTCTTGTCAGCGGTGATCTTTAGTTCGTCGGTCGCCTCGTCATACGTGGCAGGCTTGCTTCCGCCAGTGGTAAGCCCCCCGGTAACGCCACCGGGAGCGCCACCAGTCGTGCCGCCGGGCGACTTAATTGCCGTGATTGCGATTTGATCACCATCCCAAGAGGCACTTGAGCCACCAGCGCCACCTAAACCACTCGACCCAACAAGACCACCAGCGGGCGTGGTCGCGATACCGTTGAACGGGGTGCCCTCCAGCAGGTTGGCGGGCCCACCGTTGCCGGTAGCCGCGCCCGGCTTGCGCCCGATGCCCAACTCGCTGCCGAGGGCGGACAGGCCGCCAGCGGTAACGCCGCCGATCAGCGAGTTCTGCAAGCTCTGGCCTGTTGCGAGGCCGCCTGCCGTCGCGCCGATGCCGGTGCCGATAGCAGTTGAGGCTGCCTTACTACCCACGTTAAGCGCTGGGCCGAGCAAAGACCCGCCTGCTGCGGACAGGCCGCCCATGATCGCGCCCTTGAGCGGATTGCGCCCAGCCATCGCCGCGCCAGCACCGCCGGCAGCGGTTGCGGCAGCGATGGCTCCGAGCGCGTTGAGGCCCGGAATAAACGCCACGCCGAGCGGCAGCGCCGTGCCGACGATCTTGCCGATCTTGCTGAGGGTGCCCTTGGCCGGGTCATCGTCCGCCACGCGCCGCCAGCCCGTCTCGCCGGGCAGTTGCATCTCGACGCCCCAGTTGGCCTTCTTGCCTTTCGTGGCAGAGAGGTTCTGGGCGTAGGCGTAGACGTTCTTCAGCCCCTCGGCACCAGTGCCGGAGTAGAGGATCTGGTCCTTGCCCTTCTCGTTGCGAATGCGGTACACGGCGTTATCAACCAGCGGCACGAAGCCGGACTCGTTGACGTAGCCAGCCGCGCCCTTGGTGCCGGCGGCCTTCTTGCCGACGCCCGCCGCGTTGCCCTTGTTCGTGACGAACTGGAAGCCCTGCTGCCCGTCGCGCAGTTGGAAGTCGAGGTTCGCCGCGCTGAGGCCTGACGTGGGGCGCGTCATCGTGTATGTGTTTTTGGCGGCGTAATCGGCCTGCCGCTGCTGTATCTGCTGCGCGTACTCGGGCGGCAGCGCGAAGCCGCCGAACATGGTGTTGTAATTCGCGGGGGGCGTAGTCGGCAGCGCGCTGGTCGGCGCCTTGGGCGGGAGCGCGAAGCTCTGGCCACCCGGAACAGGCACGCCCGCGCCTGCCGGTGCCGCTGGTTTGGGAAGCAGCGAGAACCGCGTCCCGCCGGGGACGGGCACGCCCGCCTGCGGCGCGGCGGGCTGCGCTGCCGTAGTTGACATCATGGGTGTCGGCATGGGCGGCGTCGTGGCGGTCTGCAAGTTGGCTGGCGTATAGACGCGAAGGGCGTTCGCCGTCTCGCCGATAGCCGCAGTGGGCTGCGCCGCCAGAGAGGGCGCCGGCAGAGAGGGCGCCGGCAGAGAGGGCGCTGGCATCGCAAAGGGCTGGGCTGCCATGGCGGCGGGCTGCGGGGCTAAGGTGGCAGCCGTGGTCGGCTTCAATGAGAAGTCGCTGCTGCCGCCCATCGGGGCGGCAGTCTGCATGGCCTGCATAGTAGGCTGTACGGCCAGCGAAGGCGCTGCGGCTTGCTGTGCTGCGGCTTGCTGCGTTGCGGCTTGCTGTGCCAGAGCCTGCTGTGCCAGAGCCTGCTGTGCCGAGGCTTGCTGCAAGAGTGCCGGATTAATGTTAAAGTTCATCTAGTCCACACCCTCAAGCATCGGAAATACGCGCATGGCCCACTCGCGCCAATCCGAAAATTGGTAGGGGTCTGGAAGGGTGCGCTGCGCATAACCCGGCGCGCGTACAAACCCCACAGCCCAATCTTGCCACGTCTCCTCGCCGCCGGCCTTGCCGAGGGCGTAGGTGTCGTTGGCGTTTAATATAGCAGCATCGGCCCACTGCTGCCAAGTCATGCCGAATGGGTTTACAGCGCCGCGTGACATCAGCCGAGTACCGTGCCGTCACCGGGCTGCATGTGCGCCAGAACAAGGCCCATCTGATAATCACCCTCGATGCAGTTGCTCTCGAAGCGGAAGCGCAACTCGCGGCGCTGCTCCTTGAAGAAGACGACCTGCTCCTGCGGCGTCTGCGGCGTCTCGACGATGGTCATGATCGGGCCGAAGACCTCCGGCGCGCGGGCGTTGGCGCGCCCCACCACCTGCACAGTCAGCGGCCCGGACTGGATGAAGTCCGGCTCGAGCATGAGCACCTGCGTGGCGCGGCTGACTTGCGCCTGAACCGGAAGCGAGATGTCTGCCGTCTCGAAGTAGGATCGGATCGGGTTGCGGTTGAGGCCGTCGATCTCGTCGACGCCCTGCTCGTGTACCCAGAAGCGGTAGCGCGCCTGCCCGCTCTGCTCGGTGATCCGGTTGTTGTCGAGTTGCTCGGTGATGCGCGGGTCGTCGACTTGCGTGATGCGCAGGTCCGTGGGGTTGAACGTCGGGTCTGGGGACGCCAGCAGCGGCCTGCGGAACACGGCGGGAAACAGGCCGGCAGAGCGCCCGCCTACGGGCAGCGCCGTGTCGTACCACGTGTTCTCGCGGACGTTGTAGATCACCGCGTGGTTCGGCTCCTCGCTGTCGCCGAAGGGGAAGCACCACCAGATTTCGCCGTAGCGCGGCACCTTGTAGGCGAACACCTTCTGGCGCTGCGCAAAGTTGAGGTTGTCGAAGAAGAAATTGAGGTTCAGGTTGTTCTCGACCTCGCGCACGACGCCGTTGAACGACAGGAAGCGATCCGTGCCAATCCAGTAGAAGATACCGTCGTACTCGATCACGGACTGCGCCGAGAGGATCGACGACTGCGCGCTGATCGTGTCGAACTGGAAGGTGGTGGTGCCACCTATGAAAGACATGCGGACGAGGCTGTCAGCCGACCAGAGCAGGCCCGAGGGGCTGTTGCCGGGTCCGCCACGCAGCGGCATGCCGCGCACGATCTTCTGGCCCGTAACGTAGGCGTTGCCCGCGCCTGAGCCGGTGAAGTCCGTCGGGTCGCCCGGCACGGACCACATGACGAAGCCGTCGCTGCCGAATGCCACGGTGTAGGGGTGCAGGGACACGACGCCGCCCGTGACGCTGTATGTCGAAGGGAAGTTGGTCACCTCGGTGAGGCGCCCTGTGCCGAAGGCGTCCCCGGTGAAGAGTTGCCCGCCCGCGCTGTTGCAGATGCAGTTCAGGTTTGGCGCAACCTGCGCCACGATCTGCAAGCCCCCGCCCAGCGCCGTGTCGACGTCGAACTGCCAGAGGTTCTCGTCGCTCAGGGCGAGAGTGGTCGGGGTGCGGTCGGAGATGGTGCTGGTGTTGAGCGTCCCGTCGATGAAGAAGCGCTCCAGCAGGTTGGCGGATCCCGCGTGGACATAGGTGATCTGGTCGAGCGTGTACTCGTGGAGCGCACGCACGACGCCATTCAGGTATTTGTTGATCGAGCGGTAGCCGCCCATCTTGCGGGGCAGGCCGCGCTGGAAGCGCACCCACTGGCCGTCGACGTAGTTGTCCCCCTCAAACTTCGTGCCGTCCCGCTTGATGCCGGGCTGTGATCTGATCGGAACAATACTCTCGGCCATTCATTCAGCCTCCAAGCTGTGCTTCGAGCGCCTCGACCTTGGCGGATAGCTCTTGGATTGCCTTCACCAGCACGGGGAGCAACTTGCCGTAGCCAGCCTCCAGCTTGTCTGGGTTGTCTGCGTAGACGAGGCCGGGGATGTCGATACCAAGCTGCTCCTGCGCCGCCTTAAGGTCTTGCGCAATGAAGCCGGTATCGGCCTCGCCGTGCTTGCCGTCAGGGTCACGCGCGTCCCACGTGAAGCGGACAGGATTAAGAGCGTTGATGAAAGCAAGCCCCGCGTCGAGCGCGGCGACATCGGTCTTGTCACGCGCGTCGGACAGTGAGGTGATGGTCGTCACCTGACACCGGAGGGTGGCGATTGAAGCGTTGCCAAGTGTGATTGTGTTAGAGACAGTGGCCGAAGAAGGCTGCGCCTCGTTACCTAGGCATGTGTTATTGCTGCCAGATGTTATGGTGCTGCCCGCGTTATATCCTAGCGCGGTATTGTCCTGCGCTGTGGTGACGTTCGCGCCTGCGCTAAACCCTACAAATGTGCTGCCTGACGCAGTCGTGATATTTGCGCCAGCCGACGCCCCGATCAGCGTTGTGTTGTTCGCGCTAGTTAGATCAAATCCAGCCCAGCTACCTACAGCAACATTGCGTGTCCCAGAGGCAGAGGTGCCAGCCCGATCACCTACTTTTACATTGCCCTCACCGCTCGCGGTGTATGTAATCGAACCAGCGAACACGCCGCCCACCGCAAAGCCAAGAGTGCTTGCCGAGGGGCGGTACACGCCTGTCCCCGACTCAGCATTGAAATACAATGAGGGGGCTGCCGCCGTCCCGTCGCTAAGCCCAATCGAATTCAAGGGCGACGACACCCACGCAGTGCCGTTGGACGTAAGCACGTTCCCCGAGGTGCTGGGGGCGATGAGGTTGACGGCGCTCGTGCCGTTACCGGCCAGCAAAGAGTTAGCAGTGAGCGTGCTGCGCCCGGTGCCACCATTGCCCGCAACGAGCGTGCCGGCAAGCGTGATCGTGCCGCTGGTGGTGATCGGTGAGCCGGTGACCGTCAGGCCCGTCGTGCCGCCCGACAGGGCGACAGACGTAACCGTGCCGCCGCCGCCAGCCGTAGCCGCGATGCTGATCGAGCCTGCGCCGTTGGTGATCGTAATGCCTGAGCCAGCCGTCAGCGTCGCCTTGGTAAGCCCGGTGCCGTTGCCGATGAGCAGTTGGCCGTTGCTGTACGTCGTCTGCCCGGTGCCGCCATTGGCCGCAGCCAGCGTGCCGCCCAGCGTGATGGTGCCAGACGTTGTGATTGGCGAGCCTGAAGCCGTCAGGCCCGTCGTGCCGCCCGACAGGGCGACCGAGGTCACAGAACCCGAGCCGGTGCCGACCGCCGCGCCGTTGACGAACAGGCCTGCTGCGTTGATCGTGCCCGCGCCTTGCGCGCCGCCGGTAGGCGTGCCGACTTGCAGGCCAGCCGCCGGGTTCAGCGTCGTGATGTCGGTGTTCGTGCCCGACGCCGCCGCGCCGAGGTTGGTGCGTGCGCCGGACGCCGTAGCCGAGCCTGTGCCGCCTTGCGCGACGTTGAGGGGCGTCGTCAGGCCGGATATGCTGGTAATGTCGGTGTTGGCGCCGGAGCCTGCGGCGTTGATGACCGTGCGCACTGCGGCGGCGTTCGAGGCGGTGACGATCGGATCCGCAAACGCCGTGATGCCGAGGCTCAGGCGGGCGCCGGACGCCGTGGTTGAGCCGGTGCCACCCTCGCTGATCACCAGCGGCGTGGTGATGGAGAGCGGGTCAGACGCCAGCACGAGGTTGACGCCGTCGCAGTAGTAGATGCCTCGCGCGCCCTGATTGATCTGGACGGGGGTGCCGGAGGCCGTTTGGAAGAACAGGTTGAACGGCCCGCTCGTGCCGTTCGTAATCCAGTACTGCTGCACCGTGGATGGCAGAATGATGTACTGGTCGGCGGCCAGCGTTCCGACGAAGTTGTAGGCGATGCGGTTAAGCTCGGAGCCTGTCAGCGTCTTGGTGCCGCCCGTGACGGTGATCGACGTGTAGTCGAACGCGAATACCGGCTCCTGCCCGAGGCCGATGGTGTACCACTCAAGCCCGTCCGTAATCAGCGTAGCGCTGTCGCCGGGGCGCAGGACCAGCGTCAGGGCGCCATTGATGGCGTCCGTGCCTGCCGGGTCAACGATGAGGTCGCCGCCGCCCGCGTTGCGGATGAAGACAAAGAAGTTGTTACCCGCAGCCGCCACGGTCGGCAGGTTGAGCGTGCCGCTGCCCGTGCCATCCCAGACGAAGGCCGAGGCGCGGTTGGAGACGGCCAGCGTCAGGCCGCTGGTGTTGAATGTGGTCACGGGCAGGGACTGCGAGAGCGTCGCGCCCGTCGTGACGAGGCCGAAGCCCGCCAGCGCAGATGGCTGCACGGTGGCCGTCGAGGCGCCGTAGCGGAAGACGCGCCACGTGCCCGCAGCCGTGGTCGTCGCGGCGAGGTAGACCTGCCACTGCTCACCCGCGCCCACCGTAGCAAGGGTGCCGCCTATGTAGTCCTTGACCTCGAAACTGTCAGTGACGCTCAGGTTGTTGAAGAGCACAGTCTGGCCCGCGCCCGTCAGCGTGGCGTTGGGCATGGAGACGGCCCACGTCGAGGCGTCGGGCGTCACGTCGATGATGCGCGCCGCCGGGGGAGCCTCGCCGGAGTTCTCCAGCGGCCACTCGAGGGTGACGTCCGCGTCAAGCGCCAGCGCAAGGTATGATACGTCGGAGGGGTATACGGTAGTGCCACCGAAAATGTTGGTATAGCTCACGTTCAAACCTCCTTGCGCGTCGCCGCGCGGTCAAGGATCTTGGCTAGATCCTCGCCGTTAAGCATCGCGGCGGCCCGGTCGTAGTATGCCTGCCACGTGGCGATGCGCTCGTCGTTCTTCAGGAATGGCGTCGCCTCGAGCAGCGTGCCGTACAGCAGAAGCTGCGACGCGTACTCGGTCAGCCAGTTGGTCTGGATGCTCTCGTCGAGCAGCGGGGGCAACTCGTAGTAAAGCACCTCAAAGGGGTACGCCTCGTCTGGCGTCGGCGCGATCAGCCAGTGGGTGTAGTCATACTCGCCGTAGAAGATCGGCTCGCCCGTCTCGCTCTCGTCGGGCCAGTATGCGCGCATATACTCGTAGTCGCGGGTGAAGAGCGTCTTGCGCTTCGTGTTGTTTGCCCCGGTGCCGATGTTGATGGAGACCGTGTCGCGCCAGCGGTCAGGCTTCTGGTAGACGGACTGGCCCGGCGTGAGCGTGTCCGTCACGACATTGATGAAGCCCTGCACCTTCAACTCGCGCGCGATGCGCCGCTCTGCGAGGTTGATCAGGCGCGGTATCTGCTCAAAGACGATGGGGTCCGACGCAAACGTGCTGCCGCGCTCCAGATAGCGCTGCACGTCTTGCTTCAGCGTCTCAAAGGTCATCGTCGTAGCCATGTCGACCTCATATCAGCTTTTGGGGTGAGCTTCCACCGCCAAGCGGTGCTTGGCCGCGCACTCCCCGTAGGCGGCGAATACGTCAACCAGCCACAAGTCAAGCTCAGGGCTGACGAGCGGGTTGGGGATTGGCGGCAGCGTCGGGCATGGGGATGCGAGGTTCGCCGGAAGCTGCGGCATTGGCGTTATCGCGCGCCCTGTCGAGCAGCCCCCGAGAAGCAGGATCAATGTCGCAGCCAACGCGGACGACGCGATCGCGGTATATAGTCCGGATCTCCCGCCGCGTGGCAATGGCGTCTTGGTCGTTGACATCTCTGTAATCCTCCAACCGCCCGGCGGCCTCGTTGGCGCGCTGCGCCTGCTTCTCTGCCGCCTTCATGGCCTTCTCGATGACGTCGGCCTTAGCCGCGTCGCAGAAGGCGTCCCGAACAACCCAGCCGCCGACAGAGCCGACGGCCAGCGCGCCTGCCGCGGCGTAGAGCCAGACGGGCACCGCTACAACCCACGCAGGCATATCTTGCGCTCCGCCTCTCGACGAGCCCGGAGGCCCTTGACCTCACGCCCGCCCGCCTTGGTCCACATCAGGAAGGCGTCACACGCTCCGCGCCAGTCACCTGCCGAGAAGCGGCGCGCGACGGTCGAGCGGTTGTAGGCACGTGTGCCGATGTTATACGCCAGTGACGTAGCTGCGATCAGTTGCGGGTCGCGCCCGCGCAATTCGGGATTGCGGGCCAGCACAGGGCCCGCGAAGTCTGCCAACCCATGTGCGAGCATATCCTTACACTCTGCGTCGGTATATTTCCGCATAGTCGTGCGCGTCTCACCATAGCAAACTGTCCACACGCCAATGATGTCACGATATGGATCGTTGCTCTTGCCTTCCCACTGCGCGACGACGGCGATCAGGCCGGCGACTGCGCCCGCGCCGACGATCTTGGCCAGCCTCGCGCGCCCGCTCGTTGGCTCCTCCATCGGCTGAATGCGCGGCGGCGAGATAGGCTCGGCGCGCCCGTCGGCACGCGGGCGGAAGTAGTCAAGCAGGCTCACGGCTTGCGATCCAGCCTAGGCTGCACGACGAGGCGCGCCAGCATGGAGAGGCCGAAGAACAGCAGGCCGACCACCGTGACAAAGTTAGGGGGCAGCGCGGCGCGGACTTCGGAGGGCATCATCGCCCAGACGGCAAGCGCGCCGACCGGGTCGATCTGCACCCACGCGAGGATGGCGAGGCCGATGGCGTTGAGGCGCACGGACCACAGGCGCCACCACTTGCGTGCCCAGTCGTCGATGAGGTGCAGCTTCATTTGGCCTTGTCCTCTTTGCCGTCGATCTTCTTGAAGATGGTGCCGAGGGTCTTGTCCAGCTTGTCGAAGCCAGAGCGCATCTCCTCCTTCATCTCCTTCATAGCGTCGCGCCAGTCGTCCTTGGAGACGTAGGTGTGAGGCATGGCGCGGACGTCCGCATCAAGCCGCTCGATAGACTTGGCTAGGTTGTTCAAGACCCACCCTCCCAGAAAGCCGGCGACGGCGAAGACGATGTTGAACAGCACTTGATAATCCACGTCGTTCATTTCAGGTTCCGCAGCTTGTAGATGGTGGAGAGGTACGTGTCGGTCACGCCGTCAACCAGATTGCCCACGGCGCGGTTCTTCTTGCAGATGCTCTCGTGGTTCTCCTCGATCCACGCCGCGTCTGCCTCCAGAAGCTTCAGGACGTCACCCGTCTTGGTCTCCGGCGCGGGTATGCCGCCGACCAGCTCAAACGCGCCTTGGTAGGCCTCCACGAGGCTGTCCAGCGCGTCGATGACGTTGTCGTAGAAGTCGCCCAGAGCCTGATGCTTGGCGTAGCTGCCGCTGCCGGTCGCGCGCCAGTGCTCGAAGTGGGCGACGTTGCGGGCGTAGAAGACGCGGGCGATGAGTTGCTCGATCACAAGTCGATCCTTTCCGTGACGACAAGCGCCGAGGGGATGGCCGGCGCAATCGCGCCCGCGAGGGTGTGGTTCAACGTCACCAGCACGCTCTCAGGCAGCCACATGACTTCGATGTACTGGCCCGCCGTGACTGTCACGTAGAAGACCGTGGCGAAGAAGGCAGAGCCTCCGTCAGCCGCCTTGGGGACTGTGACAGTGGTAGCTGTGGCCGGGATGGCGGTGCCGTTCTTGGCGAGCCACACGGTGGCGTCGTGGTCGCTGCTGTCCGAGTTGGCGAACTGCAGGCTGGGCGAGACCATGTACGTCCCCGCCGTCGAATACGTGATGCGGGTCAGGGCCGAGCCGTTGGTCACGACGGTCACGCCCTTGGTGTTGATGTCGTTCGTGCCTAACTTGACGGCCGTGGCGGCGCTTACGCTGCCCGTCTGGTCCGTCACGTCGTAGAACGAGCCGTACTTGGTCCCGGCGAAGGCGACGTCCGCCGCATCGGCCTGCACGCTGGCGTAGACGCCGCCTGCGAGTTGAGACAACTCTATCAGCTCCGAGCCGGCTAGTGGCGTCGTCGCCGGGTCTAGGTCAGAGATCTTCTTGTTGGCCATGTCTTATGTCCTGTGAGTGATGACGCCGGCGGGGAGGAGGTCGCGCGAGTACCCGCCGGCGTCGCCACGCGGCAAGGGGAGCGATCCCGCCAGCATGGTCTCGGAAATGCTCCTGTGCATCTCGCCTAGGCCCCGTCTAGCGGCGTGTCGGGCCGAGGGAAGCGGAGGGCGATATTCTCCGTCTGCCGTGCAGGCAGGCGGTAGGGGTCGAAATCGTCCCGATCGACCGCACATACGCGCAAGCCGGGGTAGTTGGGGTCGGGCATCAACTCGTCAATCGGGAACTTGCGCGAGCACCTGCCGCAGATGCCGATCGCAAGGGATGCCTTGCCCGTGGTGTCGAGGAACACGCTCATCGTGTGTAGGCCCCTATGTTCGGCGCGATGTTGAGCGGGCTGTCGTCCCGCTCCTCCTGCTGCGCGATGTACAGCGCCTGCTGCGCCTTGGCGTCGAGCATGGGCACGATGCCCGGGTCGACCTCGATGTACTCCATGGCGAGCTTGGCGGCCAGCATCGAGACGACGGCCTCATACCAGCGCTGCGGCAGCTCAAGCTCCTGCGTCATGCTGCCGACGTCCATGATCTGGCGCTGCGCCCAGACGACGATCTGCATGACTGTGGCGGCACTGTTAGGCACCGGCCACAGGTTCATGACCGGCGAGAGCGACTGGCGGTCAAGCCAGTATTGGAGGGGCCTGTTGCTCTGGAAGGTCTTGTTCGGGAGGTTGGTGTAGTCGTCCTTGTTCAGCCTCGCCAGCGGGATCTCCGTCGGCGTGTTCCCGAGATATATCTGGCTGAAGTCGAGGGTGCCGCTGGTTGCCCGGACGCGGAAATACTTGGCGGAAACGCTGCTGTCGAGATCGTACCAAGACCACTCCCCGGTGCCTGCGTTCGGCACTTCACTCTGAATGATCGTCCAAGTCAAGCCGTCATTTGAGCGGGCGAGTTCAATAGGCGCGGCGGCCGCCGACCACTTGACGCCGACCGTGCTCACGGCCGCCGGGCTGGCGAACTCGGTGACGCTGCTCGTGGCCGTCACGACGTCGGTGCCGCTGACCTGCTGCAGCCAGCGCAAGTTGGCGTTGAGGATGTCGACCGTGCCGCTGAAGGTGGTGACGTAGGGCGTGCCGTCGTAGAGCGGGTATATGCTCTTCTGGATACACCACAGGGGTGTGCCCTGATTGGCGAGATCCGACAGGAGCAGATAGAGCAGGTCGTTCGCGATGTCGACGTGCTCGGCACTCAGGCTCTGCGCAGGCAGCTTGCATCGGCGCGCGGCGTGTTCGATCACGCGCCGCGTGTCGAAGACAGTCTGAGATACCGTGCCGGAGTAGGCCATAAGATGTCGCTCGCTGGTTCAGGGCAGCAGCTCGCCACGTGGGGCAAGCATCTCTGGCAGCCTCGTCTTATCAAAAAGCGCGGGCGCTGTAAACTTGTCAGCCCGGCTCCACCGCATTTCGCGGGAGCTGCTGTATCGACATGGCATCGCGCGGCAACTCGGTGACCACCATCGCGCCGCGCGACATCTCGCCAACCAGCATGTTGCCGCGTTGGTCGCGCGGGTAGTACGGGACCGGCACCGGGCTGCCGCCCGTGAGCAACGCGGCGTAGAAGACGGTGGCGTTGGCGTAGCGGCTGGCCGACAGCGTCTGGTCGAACCCCAGCGTGGCTGCGTAGAACGTGTTGGCGTTGTCGTATCGGGTCGGCGTAATGTCGACATTGCCCGTAGTGATGGCGGCCGCGTAGAACGTGTTCGCGTTGTCGTAGCGTTCCGGCCGCAGCGTATCGCCGGGGACTACCGTAGCCGTGTAGAACGTGTTCGTGTTGCCGTAGCGAGTTGGCTGAAGGCCGACAGCGCCCGCAGCAACGGCAGCCGTGTAGAACGTGTTCGTGTTGCCGTAACGGCTTGGGGCTAGGCCGTACGTGGCGCCGATCGACGCCGTGTAGAAGGTGTTCGAGTTGTTGTAACGCGTGGCCGTCAGGTTGACCGTTGTTACGGCTGTGTAAGTGATGATGAGCGCACCCTGCGCGCCCACGCCGCCAGCTTCGTTTGAGTCGTAACCGCCACCGCCACCGCCACCACCATACAGGCCACCCGCGCCGCCCGTGAACAGGCCGGAATCACCGTAGCCGCCGCCGCCGCCACCGCCGCCGGAGCCCGCCGTGCCCCCCGCCGTGATAGATGTCTCGGTGCCAGCGCCGCCAGCGCCGCCGAGACTCAAGGTGACAGCGGCGGCAGAATAGCCGCCTCCGCCACCCCCGCCGTTGTTGCCAGCAGAGCCGGAACCTGTCGTGCCGCCAGCGCCACCGGCGGCGCCAGTATAGGTTAGGCCGCCAGCGCCACCTACCCCGCTAGTGGTTGTCGCGCCGTTACCCCCGGTGCCGCCGCCGCCGCCCCCGCCGTATCTTACACCGGCGCCAGAGGATCCGCCATTGCCGCCGTTGCCGAGTGACGAACCTGCGGAACCGCCACCGCCGCCGCTATAGTTTCCACCAGCGCCCCCACTGCCACCAGAATACTTCGTCGAGCCTACGCCAGACGCGGCCGCGCCGCCGGCAATGGTAGCCCCGGTTCGCGTGCCGCCGAGGCCGCCTTTGGCCAGCGCGCCATCTGTGGCTGATGCGGGCGCGGCGTTTGAGGTTTTGTTGAACCACGTATCGCCGCCGGGTCCACCATTGGCGCTTGCCGCAGCCGTGCCACCCGCGCCGATGCGAATGTAGGTGCTGGAAGTGCCGGGCGTCAGCCCTGAGAGGGATACGCTGCTCTGGGACCAAGCGCCGCCTCCCCCGCCCGAGCCGGCGTACGAGCCAGAAACCCCGCCACCGCCGCCGCCGCCGCCGATCGCCGTGACGGTGACGCTGACGGACGTGTCTAGGTCGCTCGGGAGAACCCAAGTTGTGCCGGATGTGAGGAGGACCGTCTTAGTGGCCACGACAAAGCCCCTCGGCAGGAATTAAAAGGCTCAGAGCGAGAAGATGCCAGTCGCATCCCACGTAATTGAAATATCCCCGCCATTCGGTGTCACAGGGAGGTTGGTTATGCCGGTGTCGAGGAACGCCACCAGTGGAGACGTGGCGGGGTTGCCGCTGTCGATGTAGAGCACGATGGCCACGACCTGAGAGCCGGTGACGGCCGTGAAGGTCACATTCGCGCCGTCAAACACGCCGTTGGTGAATGTCTTGCTGCCGATCGTCTGGGGCGTGCCTACGACAGACGCGCTGGCGCTGTTGTAGAACTGGTGTGCTGCCGAGTAGGTGTAGCCCGCCGTCACCAGAGCCGCCTTGACGGTCTGCCCGTCGAGGTCGTTGCCGGCGGTGAACTCCAGCAGGGCCTGCTTCCAAGACGGGTACAAGGCGTTTGCCATAGTCTAGACTCCTGTCAGCACTTCTTGCCGCGCGGCATGACGGCGAGGCCGCCCGTCTTGCGGCTGATCATGGGCTCGCCGCTGAAGCCAGCTCCGGCGGGCCCGCGGCGGATGAGGACACGCTCGCCTGCCTCTGCGGCCGAGGCGCGGTTGGCGCGGCCAAGCAGCGCCTTAATCTCAGCGTCGGTCATGTCGCCGAAGTCACGCTGGCGCTGGCGCATCTCTGCCTCAGTCGCGGGCTTGCCCGTGCGCTTGCTGATGGGGCGCGTCGAGACGCCCTCGCGCGGCACGCCGCCGCGGTTCAGGTCGACCGCGCCGCCCATGGCCTTCTTGACCGGCTTCGCCTTGCCTGCCTCGCTCATGGCGATGGCGACGGCCTGCTTCTTGCTGGTGACCTTCGGGCCGCCCTTCGAGCCGCTGTGCAGCGCGCCCGACTTAAATTCACCCATGACCTTGCTGATCTTGGCCGCGCCCTTGGCGTCGCCGCCCTTGGCGTAGCCGCCCTTGGCGTAGTGGGTCTTGGTGCTGTTCTTGAAGCCGTCCATGTCACTTGCCCTTTTTGCGTGCCGCGAAGGCATTATCTACCAGATTCGGCCAAGGTCGGCCAGCGGCCTTGGCGCGGCGCTTGGCCGCAGCCTTGCGTTTGACCGAGAGGCTCTTGGGCTTTTGGCCCTCGGGTCTCGGCTTGGCCCAGAATGGCTTGTCGCTCATGTCACGCGGCCTCCGCTACGCATCGCCCGGCGCCACAACCGTAAGCCCATTCTCCGCGCAAACAGTGGCAAAGTGATCCACATAGTCCTGCCAGAACGAGTAGATCAGCACGGCCAGCATGGCGTTATAAGCGTCCTGCGTGATGCCTGCATCCTCGACCTGCGGCGGGTAGAAGCCCGTCTCGATCATGGCTTGCAGGTCATCACCGGCCCATGTGTGCAGGCCCCAGTGTGATGCAGGCTCCGAGCCGTCTGCCGAGAGCGGGACAGTGTAGGCAGGCGAACCCCAGCCCATAGCCTCGCTGACGGCGTTGCCGGTATCGACCTGATTGTCGGGGAGAAGGAGTACGCAGGATAGCATTAGTAAATTCCTTAGTTCGTTGTCACCGTCCATCCGCGCGATTGCAGAGTGGCTTTATCTGTCAATCCTGTAGCGGAGGGTGTTGCGTTGCCTGTGCCGCCGAGGTTCAGGTTGCGGGTACCAGTCGTTCTGCCTGCTGCGACAAAAGCAGCGAGAATGGCGTCCACAGCGGCTTGTGTCAGCAAGTTGTTCTGCGCTTGAAAGTCACCGAGCGTGGCGGAAACAGTGCCGCCGCTCCATCCCGTTAACTGGTTGGTGTAGCAATAGAACACCGACAGTGCAGTGTTAGCCGACAGGCTGGGGATGCTGCCCGTTAGCTGGTTGCCGAAGCACCGGAAATCCGTCAGCGCGGTGTTAGCGGTCAGGCTGGGGATGCTGCCCGTTAGCTGGTTGCCGAAGCACAGGAACACCGACAGTGCAGTGTTAGCCGACAGGCTGGGGATGCTGCCCGTTAACTGGTTGTTGTAGCAATTGAACACCGACAGTGCAGTGTTAGCCGACAGGCTGGGGATGCTGCCCGTTAGCTGGTTGTTGTAGCACCGGAAAGCCGTCAGCGCGGTGTTAGCGGTCAGGCTGGGGATGCTGCCCGTTAACTGGTTGTTGTAGCAATCGAACACCGACAGTGCGGTGTCAGAAATAACAGCCTTGGGAACCAGCATTGTAAACGGTGAAGTCAGACCTTGGGCAATAAGGTCGGTCGTGACGTTATTTGCAGTCTGCGTATATGTGACCCCATTCGAGCCGACATAGGTGATCGGATAAGGGCCCGCGCTGCTGACAATGTTGTGTAACACCGTGCTGTCAGTGGTCATGCCAACAAAGTAGTATTGCGGCACGCCGAAATATGAGGTCAGCTGGTCAGCATTAATCTTGATATTGGGATTGACCACATACTGTGCAACCCGGCCCAGCGGAATGCGAGACAGAGTGCCATAGTTGCTGCCCGATGCGCCGCTGACCATCCACCCGTTTTCAGTCACATATGCGCTTTCACACGCCACTGCGGTTGAACCGTTGAAAATAAGGCGGTCGTCAACGAAGTCGCCTGCGAGATAGGACACGCTGGGCTTGCCAGCCTCGGTGACGTTCCACTGGTCCGTTACCTGCTGGTAGGCCGTGGCGGTGGAGCCGGTTTCGAGTTGTGCGCCCCAGACGAAGGTTTCAAATCCCGTTTCTGCGCCGGGGGTATTCCTTCGGACCGCCACTGTGAAAGACGTATTTGCCGCAACCTTTGTAATAGAAAACCTGTTCCACTCTGCTGTGGCGCTAACAGATATAAACGCGCCGTCCAACACCAATTGGACTGTTCGTGGAGATGGGACTTTAATCCATACGGAAAACGTATAGGTTTGTCCAACAGTGGCGCTAGAGAATGTTTGCAATACGGCCCAATCTCCAAGTGCTGTGACTTTATCCGCTGTCAACGTCCCGTCGGGGGCAGTCGTGCTGTCTGCTGTAACAGAAGCACTAAATTTCGCCCAAGCCGAACTCTGAAACTCCTCGGTCCGAACCAGCAAGTTCCGCCGCCCACCGAACGGCTCGATGCCGTAGATCGGCCTGTTTGCCAGAACGCTCTGGGAGGCGTGGTTGCCGGGGAGTTCGCGGACGGAGATGTTGTCGAGGGAGCCGGTGAACACCCCTCCAACAAAACGCAAAGATGCGTCAGCAACTGCAAGCATATACTCGGTAAAGGTGCCATTTGCTGCGCGGCCTACGCCTATAACTGGGGTTCCCCCTGTAAAGCGCGGAGTGACGTTCCCGCTAACGTATCCCGAAACAGTGTATGTCAAAGCATAAGTTTTACCGGCTGCTATTACAATGTCCTGCTCTAGTGTACCGGAAGATGCCACCCAAGACGCAACGCCGCCAGAAACGGTAACAGAAGATGCAGTCCAACCCGTGCTGCCGTTACTAAAATCACCATTCGTGACCAACTCAGGCCCCAGCACCAAGCCCTTGGACTTATCCAGAAGCAGCCCAACCGTCTGCCCCGTCGCCGTGACGGGCGTGGTGCCTGCGCTGTCCTGAAACATCGTGGACAGGTCGGACGGGTCATACCACGCACCCGGCTCACCAGCGGCAAACAGGGATAGGGGCGAGAACGCAGTGCCGCCAAAACCCGCGATGAGACCACTCGAACCGGCCCACAGGCCAGAGACGTCGCGATACAGCCCCCTGCCTAGCGCGAGGCCCGAAGCGCCGCTGTAAAGGCCAACAGCCATATCTTACGCCCTGTTGTCGCCAGACTGGATAATCGTGAGCGTCGCCGCGCCCGCAGTGGCGTTGATCCTCAGGCGCACAGCCGCAGGCACGTAGGCGTAGTTGCCCTGCCGGTTGACGGTCTGCGACACGAGGTTGACGTCTGGGTGATCGAACCACGTCATCGTGCCGGGGGTCGAGGTGAAGGGGTTGTCCAGCGTCTGCTGCACAGTCCACGTCGGCGTGCCGAGGGCCGTGTCCACGACCACCTGCAGCGAGATGTCCGGGCGCCCGTGAATGTCGAGCGGCAGAGGCTCAGTCACGGCGAAGCTGCCGAAGCCGACAGTGATGGCCGTGCCCACCGAGGCGGCGCTGATCGTCACGCGCGTGACGGTCTTGAAGGCCAGCGTGGTAAACACCGTGGTGTTATTCGGCCCGGTGACGGTCTGGCTGATGACGTTGCCCGCGGCGTCCGTGCCGGTCACCGTGAAGGTGCGCGTGCTGTCGTTGCCGTTGGAAGTGATCGACACGGCGTAGGCCGCCGGGAAAGTCGCGACGCCCGCAGTGGCGTTGGCGCCATTGATGGTCAAGGCGCCGGCGGCGAGGGGCTGTTGCGACGCGCAGACCGCATTGCCGACTGCGGCACCCGTAGTAAGCTTCTTGGTAATCTGGCGCATCTGTCAATCCTCACAAAGTCAGAGGCGGGCCGAAGCCCGCCCCATCAGTTCTCAGCGCTCTTTCGCCGCGTACAGGTAATCGACCGTCATCGTCTTGGCCACAGCCTCACCATTCTGCAGCGCGAAGCTCACGGTGCAGGTGGTGTCAGGCAGGAAGGCCGAGGAGGCGTCGAGCGAGCCGAGCACCGCGCCATTGACCTCATACGCCACCTTGCCCTCGCCGTCGTAGTAGAAGCCGAGGGTGATGTAGGTGTCGTCCGCCAGCGTGGCGACAGACGCCACGGAGGTCGAGCCGGTGGTCGCGTTCTTGCGGCACACGAAGCTGAACGATGTCGAGCCGTCAGCCTTGAGGAAGTACACGCCGTCCGTCACGTCGAGCGGGGTGGTGTCGACGACCTGAAGGCCGATGACGACGTCCGACTGCGTGGCGTCCGAGACCTTGAAGCGGGCGCGGAAGAAGGTCTTCTTGCCTGCCGTGAAGGTGAAGGCCGCCGGGGTCTTCTGCAGCGCGACGAGGTCGTCGTTGGCTGCGGTGTTGGTGACCAGCAGGAGGCCGCCGTCGCCGGCAGTCAGGGCCTGCGTCGCGCCGGCGTCAGTCTCGGTGACGACCCAGTCGCCAGCCGTGTAGGTGTCGAAGTCGTTCCAGTACTCGTGGAAGAGCGTCGGGTCCGGCTGGACCATGTCGGCAAACAGGTTCGTCTCACCGACATTGGTGAGCCCGAACGGGAAACGCGTGTTCGAAATGTTACCCATGGGTGTATCCTCTATGGACAGTGCTATAGCGGCGCGACATTACCACACCGGCGGCGCATTTGCTAGAGGCTCATGCTTTGCGCCAGACCCATCGCTTCTTGCCGCAATCAAACATGCGCTGGGCGCCAAGCAGGTACGTCATGTCGCGCTCGCTGCGCAGGTCCGTGGCCGGGTTGAAGACCTCCGACGCGCCGATGTCGCGAATGCGCGCAGGGATGTTCTTGCGCTGCCACGCCGTCTTGGCCAGCAGGCCAGTCTTGGGGTGGTAGACTTGGTAGTCGGGATCGGTCTCCTCCTCAAGCACAAAGCCCAATTGCTCGTACATCCGCCCAGTGAAGTAGCGGTTGTCAGAGAAAGACTTGACGCTTTCGGGGTCGCGGTCTGCCAAAAACGCCGCGAACAACCTTGAGGCTCCCCCGGGGACCGATACGCGGGTAGCGTAGCGTGTCAGCGTCCACGCGCGCTCGGCATTCGCGCCCCGGTCATTTGCCCCAAAGGCGAAGCGCATACACGCCACCAGCTTGCCGCTGTAGCGCAGCCCGTATGTCTGGCCCCACCCAGCACCACCCTGCGGATGGTAGCGCTCGAAGAATGCCGTTGCCTCGGCGCTGCCGACTGCCTCAACGGCGCATTTGCGGGCCATGACGCGGCCACGCGCCTTGCCCAGTGCGTTGCGGATCAGGCGTCGTATGGCAGCGGGCCTCTCCAACCACTCGCTCTCGTAGACAGTCAGCAGGCGGATACCGGCAGCCTCGCAAGCGCGATGCTTATCGAGGTGCCGGGTGCGGTCCTTGCGCTCCTCATCGGCTGACGACGAGGCGTGCCAGTACTCGCCGCAGTACTCCACAGCCACGTTGGCGTAGGGTGCATAGATGTCCAGTTCCTTCGGCGCGATCAGCTTGCGGTTGCGCTCCTCCACGGGGCCGAAGATCGCCATGAACTTGGCCAGCGCGGCCTCGCCCTTGGATCGGTGGTGCGAACATTCCGGGCAGCCATGCGCGCGCTTCAGGTGGTGCTCGGGTCGCTGCTGAAAGGGTCCGTGAGCGCGACACAGGATAGTCACCGGCTTCTTGCGCCCGGCGTAGACAACGGCGCTGTAGTCGTAGGCAGCGCCATGCACCTTGCGGGCCTCGCGCTCAAAGTCGGCGGCATGCGCGAGCATCTTGGCGTCGGCCGTTTTGCGGGCGGCGCCCGTGACATCCTTGCGGTGCCCGCGTTTGAGCGCGCCACACACCGGGCAGCCCTTGCCGCCTGAGACATGGCCGTTGGGCGTGATGCTGAAGTCGCCGTGGTGCGGGCACGTAACGGTAAACTTGGTGGTGTTGTTGACGTAGACGGCTCGGTCGTAGGTGTAGAAACCACCATGCCGCTCGTGCGCCTGCTGAATGACGTCCTCCTGCGAAGATCGGCGCTTGGCGCGCCGCACCGCATCGCCGCACGCGGGGCAGCCCGACCCGTTCTTGCGTAGCTGCGCGGGGTACTGCGTGAACTCGCCGTGATCCGGGCAGACGATGCCGGTCATGCGCTCCAGTGCGCCGTGATACTCAGCCCGACTGAAATCGTAGCGAGCGAGCATGTCGGGGTGGAACTTGGACAGGACTTCTGAGAGGCTGGCTTTCACATTTCGCTCCTTCGTGACTGGCTTTGTAAGATACAAAACCAGACGCAGGATAGCAAACAAAAAAGTGGCCCCCGTCACTGAGACGGGAGCCACCTCGAAAAGCATTGCTTTTCAGTCTGTTAGATCACAGCCCAGTTGTGCCATAAATGCCGCGTGGATCGGTCCAGCCGAACGCATAGCGTTCCGTGGCTTTATAACGCATTGAATCCGTCTCGAAATCGCCCTCCATGGACTTCTCCAAGCCACGGCGCATGGCGAGCTTGAGGCCCTCCTGCGCGTCGGTCTGGATCCACCATGCAGTCGTCGAGGTGACACGCGACAGGTTGGCCTGACCGTCATCAAGCAGGCCCATCGAGCGGACCGGATTGATGTCGTTGTTGGCGGTGCCTGCACGCAGGGCTGACTTCAGCAGAACTTCCGCTTGGAAGACGTTCGAAGGACCAGTGACGATCTTCTTCGGCGTCAGGCGGATGCGCTTGCCGTTGTTGTCCACAGCGTTGCGGATCTGGATCAGGAGCTGCTCGAGTGAGGTCTGCGACAGGTTGGCTGCCGTGGACAGTTCGTTCGAGAAGGTGCCATTGGCGATCGGATGATCCGTCGCCACCAGTTCCTTGCCGTCACCACCAACGTACGTCGCATTGAACGCACGATTGAGGATGTTGGCGCCGAGGGTCTCCTTGGTCTCGACCAGCGACTGCGCGAGGTGACGCGCATAGGTCTGGCCGATACGGATGTGGTCGCCGTCTTCCACCAGCACCTTGGTCAGGGCGAAGGCGAGGCCATACACCCGGTAGACGTAGCGCTGGATGAACAGCGTGCCGCCCGACTGGTAGGTGACCGGCATGCCGTCCGGAAGTTCCGGGGCGGCACCGAAGCCGAACAGGACAGGCTCTTCGTGGTAGTTCCGGGGGATGCCCTTGAACTCCTTGAAGACCTGCGACCATTCGTCAGCGCGCTGGTCATAGATGCCGTTGAACTCTTCGTTCAGGATCGGCTCAACACACTTCTGTTACTTTCAGCTTTCGCTTACTGACCTACCTCGCGGCAGGCGGGGAAACCTCTTCGGATCTCCCTCCCCGGCTTCTTGGGTTATACCGGGGTTCAGACTATCGCATCACCTCTGTTACCAGAGGGCCACCTCGCTTAGTCGTTCAGGCTGCACAGCTTTCGCTTGCTTGCCCCCTGTCGCCCGCTTCCGGGCTTCCAAGTCAATTAGAGGCGGTTATTCAACATACCTCGCGGTATGAGGGCACTGTCACTTAATGCTGCGGAAATCGGTTGAACGCATTGGCGTTGCCATTTTATAATTCCTTTCTGGGAGACGATCTGCGCCCCTTAGTCCAGCCAATAGCAAGCAGTTCTTCTACTTGCTCGGGCAGCACATTGCGCTCTTCCACTCCGTTAGTCATACGGACGCGCCCGCGAGTTCTTGCGGACACTTCCTTTCTGCGATCCACATCCCACAAAGCGGCGTGCCGCTTCTTCATCGCGTCCTTGAACGCGGGATCAGACCACATGGCCCGTGACTTCTCGGCGTTTATAAGTCTGGCCTGTTCGCGGACTTCCGGGTTCTGCAAAGCTGCTCTCGCCACTTCCGCATTGCGTAGAGAGGACGCCCGCTTCTTCTCAGTGAAGTTAGCGGGGTTCTTCTGCGCGAGCTTCTGCGCTTCAGAGACCTTTGCCCGATACTCGGGGTTGGACCACTTGCGACGGAAAGCTTCGCCGATCTTGGCTTTGGCTTCTTCCGTCGGGACGTAACCGGAGGAGCCTTCGCCCCCGTCGGTCAGGTTGACCAGTTTAGCGCCAGAGCGCCGAAGGCACTTGATAAGGCCGCGCTCAAGTGCGTGGGCGATGTCCTCGCTTGAGCACTCAATTACGCCAACCAAGATGTTCTCGGCGCCGTGCTTGGCAACCACATTGCTGTGGTGCCTGTTCCGCCTGATACTCGGGCGGAACCGCCTGCCTGCACCCTTGCCAACATAGAACACGCCGAGAGCATCTCGGGTGTCTGGGCGGGCGTGAATGTAGGCGTAGTGGCTCATGGGGCTACAAATCAATAATCAACCACGTCAGCGACGTTCTGATGCTCGCTGATCTGGACCTGAACGATCACGTAGGTGTCGCCCCAAGCGTTGTTCGCGCCGGGAGTGATACCAATAACGCGAAACGCGGCGTTGTTAGCAACAGAGGCCACGTCGAGCATCTGGGTAGAGATGCCAACGGTGGCGCTGCCAGAGGCGGCGGTAAAGTCGTACTGAGCGCCAATGTCGGCGGCGGTGAGTGCCGCGTTCGACTGGATCTCGTAGACAATGCTCGGGTCGAGCGTCGCGTAGGCAACGATGTCGGTTGCGCCCGACTGGGCGACCCACTTGTTGCTGACGCGGCGGCGGCCGTCGCTGTCAGTCCACTCCACGCCTTGGAACGTGCCGATAAAGCGGTCGTTCACGGCGGCAGCTTCGAGGTTACCGTCGACCAGCTTTACCGGCTGGTTCTGGTAGATGGTGGTCGCGTAGTTCCCGGCAATCGAGTAGGCGGTGGGGCGAACCACACCGCTTGGCGAGTACGAAGGGCGCAGACCAAACGGGGCAGAAATAGAAGCCATCGTTAGGTTCCTCTAAAGGAATTGCGTTTACCCTCGCCTAGTTGAATATACCTCGGCGAGGAGCGTATTCACGCATCTCCGACATGCCATCGCCTTCCAATAGCGTAGTACCGGCTCTCTCGGCCTGCTCGCGCATCATCTCCGCGACTTCGGCCAATTTGTTCTCTTCCCGCAGCGGAGCCTCGTGGTGAGCTTCCTGCATGAACTTCTCGTAGAGGCTCAAGGGCAGCTTAAACGCGAGCATCTCGTTGACCCCGAGCATCCCGGCATACTCGCCGGTCTTGACCGTGGCGTGGGCCATCCCGGGCATCTCCTCCGCCTTCACAGGCTCGTATCCGAGCTGCATGCGGCGATAGATCGGGTCGCGCGGGTTGGTAGTTGTGAGCCAGCACATATGATAGCCCGGAAGGTCCGGCAGGTCAGGTAGTGCGTCGTTAAAGAGCTGATTCCGGAACATCTCCAGTCGGTCGTCTTCGCTAAGCTCCCTGCTCTCGGTAACCTGCCGGTCCTGAGAGTGCCGGGTAGCCTCGCGGCGTCCAACAACATCAAATTCCTTCTTCAAGCGGGCGTCTTCACGTTCTGTAGTCATGTGTCACACTCCAAGTTTAGCGTGCCGAATTTCCGCGATCATATTCCTGATAAGCTTTCAGGTAACGATTGCGGGCTACAGGGTCGTCCCATACGCCCGCCTCAATCATAGCCTGTTTGCGTTCAGGTGTCACGTAGATTTCTTTTTTGGTGCTGGCGGGCGCGTGCTCGCGCGTGTTGCCCGTCGGCGGTGCCTTGCGGCGCGGAGCCCTCGCGGCCTCGTCGCCACCCTTCTCGGACAGCGCGTCGGCGACGCGGGTAGTCAGTTCTTCCCAGTAGATTCGGCTGGCAGGGTCATAGCCCTCGCGTGCCAGCTCGTTGTCGATCGCCTTGGTCAGGGCGCTGTCGCGGTCCCCCGCGTTGGGGTCATACCACGGGTTGGCCTGCATCCACTCCTTGGCGTAGTTGACCACCTGCGGGTCGACACGCGGCTGGGTGGCCTGCTGCTTGGCCTGCTGGACCTGCTGCCGGTTGTACTGGAGCTGCTGCGCCTCCTGCATGGCCTGATCGCGGATCTTCATGGCCGCGACCATGTCGTCACCGTTGCCGGCCTCCGCCGCCTTGGCCATGATGGCCTCGGCCTGCTGAATGTCGCGCAGGGTCTGGGCGAGGCGCTGCTCGATCGTCTGCTCGGCTGTAGTCGCGGCCGCCGTGGCGGACTGCGTCTCGGTCTGCGCCACGCGCTGCGAGAGGACGGCGACGGTGCGCCGCAACTCCTCCAGCTCACGCTGTGCCGCGTCGCGGGCCTTCTTCTGGATCTCGCGGCGCTTGCGGCGGCGGTCACGGTTGCTCGAGGATGCTATGTCGTCCTCGTGGTCATCCTCGCTCTGCGCGAGCCGCTCGTCCTCCTCGTCCTGATCGTCGTCCTCGGCTTCCTCAGCCTCGGGCGGCGTCTCTACGGGGATCAGCTCGTCGGTGTCGGGGGTGTTGTCGTCGTCTTCAGTCAACGTATTCATGACCGGCTCCTTTCAGCCTTATCGAGTTACAGGAACGCCTTCACTGCGAGCGGGTCGCCAGTGATCTTGCCCAGCAAGTCGAGGTCGTTGAAAATGACGAAGAGGATCTCCTCCCCGTCTTCGGTACGGACAGACCAGCGGTCTCCCCCGTATTTCGGCGCGCGGACGTAGTCGCCCACGTGGACCCAAGCGCCCTCAGGCCAAGGCTCCATGGTGTTGCGGTTGTGGAAGGCGAGGGGGCCCATGGCAATGACCTTGGCGACCTGCGTGTTCCACATCTCCGTGTCACGCGTCTCGCCGGCCAGAAAGATGCCGCCCTTCGTCTTGGTCTTCGCCCGCCGTATCTGCAGCAGCACGCGGCTGCCGAACGGCTGGACGCCCGGATCCATAACCGGGAATGCGTCCTCCTCGCCATCAAAGGCGAACTCTACTTTGTTCATTTCATACGCCTGCATGGTCGCTCCTTCTAGCAGGTTAGAGGTTGAAATCTCTCCTATCCTTCTCGGCCACGAGGTCGATCAGGACGCGCTGGGCCAACTCGAGGCCCGCGTACATTCCTACAGCCTTGCCGTAGTTGAAGTCGCCCGGGAGGGGCTGCTCCAGCGTCTGCTGGGCGAGCTTGCTCTGCTCGTCCTTCAGGCACTGAAGCAGGGTCTCCAGTCTCACGCGGGCGTCTTCTTGCCGCCGCCGACTTCAAGCTTGGGCTGCTGGCCCATCTTGAGCAGCTTGTGCATGTTGGTGTTCTCGGCGTTGATGCTGCCGGTCTCCTTGCCCTTGCTCAGGGACGCGTCGTTCTTTGCCATTGTCGTCAGTCCTTCTTCTGGCCCATGGCCAGCAGGCGCGCACGCTCGCTGGTGTCAGGCTTGGCGTTGTCGGTGGTCTCCTCAACAGCCAGCGGGGGCTGCTGAGGAGTAGTTTTCTGCTTGGGCGTTCGCGCCATCGGTCACTCCTCACTGGCTCAAGGGTTCGGGTTTATCCCCGCCCCTGTGGACACGGCGACACGCTCGCCGCTTGCGATCTCTGCGGCAGCCAGCCGCATCGCGGTCTGGTTGTCCTCTGCGTTCATGGCCAGCTTGGCGTCGATATCCGCCGCCTTGCGGGTGTCCTCTGCCTCTTGGCGCTGCGCCTCGATCTGCAGGCGTGCCTGCAACTCTGCCGCCTTCTGCTGCGCCTCCATCTGCATGCGCTGCGCGTCGGTCTGGGCGTCCATGGCGCCCTGCTGCGCGTCGGCCTGCATCTTGGCCTGCGCCAGTTGCATCTGCTGCTGGTCGCGCTGGGCCTGCATCTGGAGCTTCTGGCCCTCAAGCGCCAGCCTCGGATCCTGCGGGGCGGGCTGACCCTGCTGCAGTTGCGCCATGATCTGCTGCGCCTGCTGCATGACCGCCGGAAGCTGGCTGAAGACTTGGCTGCCCGCGTCGCTGACGACGTTCGACGCCTCGGCGAGCATGCGGTCGAGGGCGCGGCGCTCCTCGTTGTCCTTGCCCATCTCCTTCATCACCTTGCCGAGATCCTCGCCGATCGCGTCGTTGCTGATCTCGACCACCTGCGCCGCATACCAGAGCACCATGTGCTCCTTCATGTGGTTCAGGATGGCCGGGATGAACGTGCCGGCGAACAGCTCGCTGCTGCCGAAGATCGGGTTGGTGAGGAACGACACGTGCGTCTGCAGGTGCGCGAGGTGGTCCTGCTCGGGGAAGGCGAGGATGGGCCTGCCGAGCGACGCCGCGACGTTCTCGTTGACGGCGTTCTGCTCCTTCGGCTCCATCGGCGGGACCAGCAAGTCCTTCGCGTTGGGCACCTTGAGCGTCTCGAGGATGCGCTCCTCGACCTTGCGCAGGTCGTAGAGTTGCGGCAGTTGCGCCGCGCGCTGGGCGACGGCCTGCATCTGCGCAAAGCGCTGCGTCTCGCTGAAGATGTTCGGGTCGGACACCGGCACCACGTCGAGCGGCCCCTCGAAGTCCTTGCGCTCGGCCAACTCCTCGCCCGCCTCGTTCTCCAGCGCCTCGTCGTCGAGATACATGGCGTTGAGGCGGTGCAACACGCGCAACATGCGCGCCATGCTGTCGTGCAGGCGGCTGTGGATGGCGCTGAACACCACCATGCCCTGCTCAAGCTTGGCCAGCGTCGTGCCGACAGGCGCGTTGGGGTTGCCGTCGGCGATGTCCTCCAGCGCCGTGCGCACCACGCCCTTGCCCGCGTCGATCAGGAAGCCGAGCAGCGAGAACAGCACCGGGGATGGTGGGTTGTAGGGCATCGGCATGAACAGCTTGCGCACGTCGTCGACGTTCAGGCCGCCCTCGATCTCCTTGATCTCGCCCGGCACGGGGCTCTCTGACTGGCCGCCGATCTTGGCGCCCTTCAGCTTGAGGCCTGATGGCGTGTTCTGGATGTGCGCCGCGTCAAGCAGCGCACGCAGCGCGCCGGTCGCCGCGCCGGAGAGGCCGCCGATCATGTGCGGCAGGCCGATCGGGTACGCGCCGCGCCACGGGATGAAGGGGAACTCGACGAACCACTGAAGCTCCTCGCGGGTCTCGTCTTCCTCGTCCCAGTTGCGGTAGATCGACAGCACCTTGCCGGTCGGCTTGTCGATGCTGATGATGTAGGGCGCCGCGTCCTCGTCGTCGCCGATCTGCGCGATGGCGTAGACCTCGTAGACGATGCGCAGGCCGTCCTCGTTGTAGCTCGTGGCGCTGCGGCCCTCGATCTTGTCGTTGGCCTTGCCTGCGCCTGACAGCTCCGGCTCCATGCCCGGCGGCGTCAGGTCGACGTCGCGATACATGCCGCTCTTGACGCGCTGCTCGTAGTCAAGCTGCGTCAGGTACTGTACGTGCGTACGGCGCTGCGCCGTATAGAAATTGGTCGCCGCGTAGGGCAGGTACATGTCGTCGATCGCGACGAACAGGAACGTCGGGCGGTTGCGCTTGTCGTCCCAGCCCAGCTTCATGTACTGCGCGCCGCCGAGCGGCACCTGCGTCATGAGCTGCTCGAGTTCCGCGCGCACCTCGGGGCACTGCACGGTCATCTGCCAGTTGAGCAGCGTCGTCTTGCGCTTGGCCTTGAGGAGCTTGTCCTCGGTCTGCTTGCCCGGCACGAAGTCCTTGGCCGGACCCATGGGCGGGAACAGTTCCTTCATGGCCCGCGCCGCGAAGTCGATGCACGCCTCGGTCAGCATCGGGTGCACGACCTTCGACGCGCCGGAGAACTGCGCGCCGCCGGGTGCCTCGTCGCCGAGGCCGGTGCGCTTGATGCCCTCCTCGTACTGCTGGTCGCGCTTGCTGCGCGCCTCCTTGTCCTTGCTGATCAGGTCCAGCAGGCTGCTCGACAGGGTGTTCAGCTCGCTGTCGGGCAGCGTCTCGGCTAGGTTGGCGTAGAACTCGCTCTCGCCCTTGGCCGGGCCGTCCTCGTCGTCGAGGGTGACGATCGCGCCGCCGTCAGGCGTGTCCTCGACGTCGTCCTCCGCGCCGTCCAGCGGCATGTACTCACCCGCGCGGATGTCCTCTTCGCTCTGGATTTCGTCTTCGTCCATCGGGCGTCCTGTCACTGGGAATAGGGGTTGATATACTGCTTCGGCGGCGTGTTGTCGACTGGGGCTTGCTTGATCAACGATACCAAGCCCTTATCCATGCAGAGACGCAGCGCCTGCGTGCAACTGTCGAGGAGGTCGTCGTGCTTGATGCTGCCCTCCCCAGTGAAGGAGCAGAGCTGCGTGACCAGCGGGTCGGCCCACGTGCGCGGCTTGCCCGGGCTCCGGTCGCTCTCGGGCAGCCACACGCGCTTCTGCGCGAAGACGGGGCTGACGATGTGCAGGCGGCTGAGCTTGTCTGCGCGGCCCGGGTTGTAGGCGTAGGCCTCGATGCCCGCCTCGGCCAGCATCTGGCGCAGGCTGATGCCGCTGCCCTTGTCCTCGATGAGCAGGATGTCCGGCTTGCGGCCGGAGGTGAGCGGCTTGCTGCTGCCGAACATCGGCTTGATCAGCGCCGTGTCCTCGTCGTCGCCGTAGGCCGTGTTGAGTTCGCGCCTGACGCGGCGCATGAGGTCGGGCAGGCCGAGGTGGTCCTCCCAGCAGTCGAGCAGGATCACGTTGGCGCGCTTCTCGTGCTGGAAGACGCCCCACACGCTGCACGCGGTCGGATCCGGGTCGCCCTTCGTGTCGACGCTCTTCTCGGTGTAGGCCGTGTCGAGCGACATGATGATCCAGTCGAAGCGCGGCAGCGGCTTTCCGGCAGGCCACAGCCTGAACCAGCTCCGCCTGATGATGCCCGCCTCTTCGGGGTCGATCAGCTCGCCGTATAGCTCCTGCCGGCCGAGGTTTGTCCCGGAATACTTCTCGAGGTTGTCGAAGAAGCTACCTGCAAGGTTCGCCTTGTTGTCGTACGTCGAGCCGCACACGATGAGGCGGCCGGGGCGGGGCGTGGTCAGGTTGCGCACAAGCGCGTTCGGCTTGGGGGTGGAGGTCCACAGCAGGCGTGGCCGCTCCCCGAGGCGGAGGCCCATCTGGAGCATGTCCAGCGTGTACTCTGCGTCCTTGCCCCACGCCGCGATTTCATCACACCACGCCGCAGCATGTTCAGGCCCGCGCAAGCGCTCCGCCTTCTCGGCGCTGAACCCGCGGATCGTCGCGCCGTTCTTCAGGATGATGCGCAGGTCGTCCGCGCTGTACTTCTCGATGCACTCCTCAGGGATGGTATTGCGCAGGCCGCTCATGCCCTCGAAGCACGTCATGCGCACGTCGTTCTGGGTCGGCGCGACAACGGCGTAGGGCAGGCCCCGCGTGCACTCGACGGCGACGCGCCCCAGCCACTCGGCGCCCACCCGCGTCTTACCGAAGCCGCGCCCGGCCATGTAGCCCATCTCGTTCCAAGGCAGGCTCACGTCCGTGGGCGCGAAGTACAGGCTGCCGGCGTTCTCTGTCAGCCAGTCAGCCTGCTCCTCCGGCTCTGGCGGTATCTGGACGGTGCGTGCGGTACGATACCACCGCGCCTGCCAGTCGAAGTACGCGTGGTCGTTGGCAGGCATTGCGCTTGCCACGCGCGGATCCGCCATCTTTTCGAGGGCGTAGGTCACAGCAGGTCGGTGCCGTCCGGTGGGGGCAGCTCGCCAGTCTTGAGCCGCAGTTGACGCAGCTCGCGAACGGCGGCCGTTGCGACGCCGGCTGTGTTGGCGATCTGGATCGGCGCGCCACCCGGGCCGCTGTGCTCGACCTGCTGCTTGTCGCCATACTTAGTGGGGTGCCACTTCGCGAGCAGCTTGAGGCGCGTCTCGGCGCGGGCCTTCTGCCACGCGACGTAGCCGCTGTCGCGACGCGGGGCTGCCCCCTCGCCAGTGATCATCTCAGGCTCTTGGTCGATGATGGCAAGGATGTCGTCCGCGATGACGTCGGCACCGACGGCCCGTGCGCGCTGGTGTGCGATGTTTAGGGTCTCGTCGGCGGCCACCCACTGGCTCCACGTCACCGGATGGAAATCCAAGTCCCTCGCGATCGCCGCAAGGGTCTCGCCCATTGCGATGCGACTGAGCACCCGCTCAATCAATTCCGGTGTTTTCTTAATCGGTGTGGCCACAGTCCGCTCCGCAATCCTTGTGCAGGCATTACTCAACCCCCGATGTAACACCTGCACGAAGGGACCGCAAGATTGCAACCTCAAGTATACAGCACGAGTCACACCAACCTGATGCTGCAACTTAGCGTTTACAAATTGCAAAAAAGCACCTCACTTGGGCGGAAGACGGACGGACGGACATACCGCACCCCCCTTTAGGGGGGGGGTGTGGGTAGTCTCGTGTCCGGCCTACCCGTGTCCGATGTTGATGATCCCGTCCGCCTCCGAAATCATGCCACCGTCGAGCAGGGTTTCCTTGCATCGACGATACGCCTTGCTGACGCTGTCCGCCTTGATACCCTCGTTCGAGCTGTCCTCCGCAAACAGCCTACGCAGTTGGGTGTCCGTCACGCTGCCGCCTTGGTTGAAGATCAGCCCGAGCAGCACCCCAGCCTTCCCGTCAGCGACTTCAGCAAGCCGGGCGGCCTTGGTGCCATCTCGGACCACCAACGTGCTGAGCGGGTCCCCATAGGCGTCTGTGAAGCCCTCCAGCACGAAGGGTACCAACTCCACGTCTAGCGGCTTACTCTCGACGCCGTCCTTCGTCTTGCGCTGGTGCAGGACAGCCCGGTAGGCCGAGGACGCGCGCAACACCTCAATTTGGCTGTCCACGTCGTTGAGCTTCGCGACGCTGCCCATGTAACTCCCGCCAGTCTTGGTCGCGTGGTCGATCACCACAAACGCCAGCCGCCAATCCTCCTGCGCAGCCGCGTCAATCAAGTCGCGAAGGTTCTTGATGTAGGCTGCCACGTTGGCCTTGTCGTCCCCGCCGGACGTCTGCGAGTACGTGTCAATGAAACACACGACAGTCGCCGCCGTGTCCGCCTCCGCCCACGCACCGACGTCATCATATTTCGCAAACGCGCCGCTGAAAACCGCGTCCTCCTCGATGTCCTCGTACGTCTCCCCGCGGTACAAGCCAGTCAACCCGGCAAGGATACCGCGCAGACGCAAAGCCCCGAACCTCGTGTCAAGCTGAGGCCGCTCCTGCACGACGTACATCGGCCCGGACGCCCCCGCATCCAACTCCGCCGCAGCGCGCCGAATGTGCAACGCATTGCCGCCCTCTGCGCCAAGATACACCACAAACGCCGACTCGGTCTGGCGCCCCATCCACGGGCGCTCGTCGGACATCGCCGCCGCCATCGACATAGCGACAAACGTCTTGAAGCTCATGGACGAGCCATACAGCCATGTGATGCCCCTATCCGGCACAAGGCCGCGCAGCACGTCCCTAGTTTCTGCGGCATTCTGCAACACCACCAAAGGGTTGGATACAAGTCTATCTCCGGTCCACATATCAATCTCCGTGTTAAGGACGGACGCCATATAGCATGTCTGTCTGCCGCACGGCAACACCGGACAGACATGCGCCTTCTGCGCTTTTAATTTGTCCGTCCGCCTATGAAAAAAATCTATTGCAACCGCAGGTGTACATGCTATGTAGGGCTTCTCAGCAATACACGCGAGGAGCACTTACACCATGACCGCCACCATCCGCCCCGCCGTCAACAACAACGGCACCAGCCGCGTCGATCTGGTCGACCAGCGGCGTGCGATCATCGACGCCTGTGACGCGCTGGTTGGCGCACTCAGGGCCGCCACACCTAACGGGCGCGACTACCCCGGCGAGACCGAGCGCCTGCACGCCGACCGCGAGACGCACTACGTCCGCATCAAGATCGTACAGGATCTGCGTGAGGCGGTGTTCGCCGAGGCGCTGTCCATCCAACAAGGGAGCAACTGACATGGCCGTAGACATCAAGCTCAACGAGATGATCAAGTCCAACGACGACGTGCTGCGGGGCGTCTGGCTCAAGGATTGCGAGTTGTCCGTGCGAACGCTGCGTGCGTTGGACAACCTCGGCGCGAAGACGCTGCTCGACGCTGAGAGGCTTTTGTTGGACGGCACGTTGAAGAAACAGAAGGGTATTGGCCGGCGCGCCTGCAACGAAATCGTCGAACTCATCCGCGCCGCCCTCGACATGCCGGACGAGTACCGGCCCAAGCCGGAGCCTCTCATTGAGGACACGCCCGGAACTAGTCAGGTCGAGATGCTCGAGTGGCAGCTTGAGCAGAAGGTGGCGCAGTACGAGCGGCTGGTCGAGACCAACAACGCTTTGCAGGCCGACGTGACCCGCCTGAGCCGACTCCTGAACGCGCGCGACGAGCAGATCGTCAAGCTGCGCAAGCGGCTCACCTGCGTGCTCAACGCCATGACGATCGCGCAGCTCAAGGAGCTGAACGTGTCCTTCCAGATTGACTGGGACGAAGTCGATGCCCTTTGACTACGCCAACGAGTACCTGCGCCGCATAAAGGCGGACAAGACACCCGGCACGGTCGGCCACGCCGTCGTGCCCCACCTGCGCTGCGCCAAGGGGCTGACCATCAGCCTTCAGGCGTCGCGCACGCACTACTGCGAGCCGAAGAGCGACACGGGCCCGTGGACGCACGTCGAGGTCATGAGCCCCAAGGTCGTCCTGCGCTCGCTCATGCCCTACAGGGAGGCGCGCGACAGCAACCTCTACATGCGCGTGCCGGTCGACGCGATCAACCGCCTGATCACACACCACGGCGGCATCGTCGAGCCGATCATCGTCCTGCCGCCACCCAAGACGCCGGGCGTGTTCCCAAAGAAAAAGTGAAAAAAGGTGTTGCAACCCCCGGTTGAACTGGTATGTAGGGCTTCTCAGCAACACGTCACTACGGAGACAACGACATGACCATCACCGCATACGACCGCACCTACTGGCGGTCAGAGAGCAACCTGCGCCTCATCGAGGAAGCGCGCCACAGCGGCAACGAGTTGGCGATCGTCCTCGGCGAGCGCCTGCAGGACTGCGCCGACCTCGACGACATCACTGCGCTCGAGCGTGAGAACAAAGAGTTCGAGCGTGTGCTCGACGACACCCGCCTCACCGTCGCGGATCTCAGGGACGACAACGCACAACTGACCCGCGAGGTCGAGACCGCCGAGGCCATCCTGCGCCGCCTGTGCCTGCTGGCCAGCGTGCACGGCGAGCACGTTGGCCACATCTTCGGCGACGTCGCACACGACGCCAACGAGTGGCTGGAGTGGCTGGAGCAGTTCGAGCAGGGAGGGCGCGACGATGTCTGACACTTTGACACGCACCCACACTGAGCTGGACGTCCTCACAGAGGCCGTAGAGGCGCTCAGGGAGGCCGAGGAGCTGCGCAAGGCAGTCAGGGCCTCTGGCGCCCGCCTGCGCGCCCTGTGCCGCCTCTGGGACCAGACTGCGGGGCTGTGGGGCACTGCACCCTACCATCTCGAGCAGTCCTGTCGCGCCCGGGGCCTGATCACGTGACCGACGAGGCCGCACGAGAGACGCGCGAGCGGCACTACCTGCGCTACAGGCGCAGGGTGCTGCCCGAGCAACTGGAGCTGGCACGCCGGCGCTACCGCCACCTGCTGGCTGAGGCCGAGCGCCTCGGCATGCGGCACCTGCTGACGGAGGGCGAGAGATGAGGAGGCACAGGTTCCACGACGCGCCGACGCGGCGCTACGCCTGCATGCTGGTCTACAGGACGCCCTACGGCACCGAGAAGACGTTCAGTTGCGTCGTCGACGCGCTGAGCGAGGCTCTGGCGCTGCCGGTGGCCGAGCGCAGGCTGACGCATGACAGGCGGCGCAGCGTCAAGGCGATCGTCCACCGCCAAGCCATGGAGCAGACGACATGACCGACCCTAAAGCCCTAGCCGAGCGCCTGCGCCGCAACTGGGACAACGCCGACATCCTGCGCGCTGCGGATATGTTGGAAGAACTGAGCAACGAACTGAGCAAAGGAGCAAACCAATGACTGACAAAATCACCGTGAACGGAATTGAATACATCCCCGCAAGCAGCAAGCCGACCGGCACCCGCGCTGTTGTCGTGGTGGACCGTGGCTGGATTTTCGCTGGTGACGTGACCCGCGAGAATGGACGTATCCATCTCGCCAATGCCCTGCACGTTTTCCGCTGGGCGGGCGTCGGCTTTGCCGCCGTCGTTGATGACCCGAAGAAGGCCAAGGCAGACCTGCGCAAGATCGCAGACGTTGACATCCCACAGGGCGCGGAAGTGTTTAGTGTTCCAGTGCCAGATGGATGGGGGCTGTGATGGCCTCCACTATCTTTAGGCCGATAGGCTACGGCAACGGCGACGGCAACGGCAACGGCAACGGCTACGGCTACGGCTACGGCTACGGCAACGGCTACGGCGACGGCGACGGCTACGGCTACGGCTACGGCTACGGCTACGGCTACGGCTACGGCTACGGCTACGGCTACGGCAACGGCGACGGCTACGGCAACGGCTACGGCGACGGCTACGGCAACGGCAACGGCTACGGCGACGGCACTGTTAGCAATCGCGCTGGGATTAGGAGTGAATGAGATGAGCGAGGAACTGATTAAGCGGCTGCGAGAAAAACTAGCCGATAGTCTTCTCGCGGGCCTGCCATACAATCGGGACGGGGGAGAAGCCGCCGACCTAATCGAAACCCAAGCCCGCGAGATCGAGCAGTGGAAGGTCGATTACACCGAAGCAGCATTGGATGTTGAGCGGCTGACTAAGTGGAAGCCTATCGGAACCGCACCTGATGACGACTGGTTCCTTGCCGCGATTGAGGTTCGCCATAAAAACGGGGGCCACTGGTGGGAATATCATGTCGTCTGGCTGGATGATGAAACCGGAGACATTCATACCGACTGCGAGCAGGGGTGGAGCATCACCGACTACTCACACTGGATGGCGCTGCCCGATGCCCCGTATCCTCTAAATGCAGCCCGCGCAGCACTAGGAGAGAGCCATGACTGACTGGATGTGGATCGTATTAATCCTAGCCGCGCTGTTTGGCGGCACCGTGTATTGCGGCTTCAGGGCAATTGCAGCAGCACTAGAGGAGAGAGCAGTAATGTCCGAAGAACGTAGCAAAATTATGGACAACCTGATCGCGCAGGATGCTGACCTAATCGAAACCCAAGCCCGCGAGATCGAGCGGCTGCGGGAGGCGTTGGAAAACGTCTTGGCACACCGCTACGGCAACTGGTGCGACATCGCCCGCGCCGCACTGGGAGACACGCAATGACCGACGATCTGATTGAACTGCTGCTAACGGCACACCGGCTCCCGGTCACAAAAAGCCAGCTTGTGTGCGACAAGGCTGCGGCTAGGATTGGGCAGCAGGCAGCGCGTATTGTTCTGCTTGAAAAAGCATTAGAAGAGCATGGTGGCCGCTACTGGGAGGCGCGTTACCGAGATGAAGCTGCCGAGAATAAGCGGCTGCGGGAGGGCTTCAACGCGATCCTAGACCGAGGCCCAGAGCGTGAACCAAAATGGGCGGGCATGACTGCCAAGGACATTGCCATCTACTGTTTGAAAGGCCCCGACCATGACTGACCCCGCCGTCGCATGGATCGTCTGCGCCCTGTGCGTGGTGATCGGATACTGGGCAGGCTATGGGGATGGCAGGCGCAATGTCTGACACCCTGCGCCAGTGGATATGGGAACAATTCGGCTGGGATGTTTACGACTGGGCCGATGATGAAATTAGGTTTTAGGAGGAAGCTATGGACGAAGACCTGAACAGCGTTTTCGCGTTGCAGACTGACGCCCTGCAGTTTGATGGGCCATCGACCAATCACTGCTTTGGCATTCCGTACGTGTCTTTTGGTCTGCTTGGCGTCTTGGACGAAGGCGACACTGTTCCTTCTGCAAAGGGGCACGCCGAGGCGGTGCGGCTATTTATGGCCGGATTGGAAGGGTACGTGGAAGATGCCGAGCAGATCGCATGGCGCATGCGTCCCTATATGAGGCGAACCGAAGATGGGCGCTGGGCTATCAAGTGCAGGCTGGCAGTATTTCCTAACGAAGCAACCAAGGAGACGCCAGATGCCGGGACTGATTGAACGGCTGCGCGGACACGCCGAAATCATGGAACGCGATAAAGGGAAGTTCGTCCGCTTTATTGACGTTGGAACCTGCCATCAAGCCGCCGACGCGCTCGAAAAGCTGAAAGGCTATGCGGTGCATGACGATGGGTGTGCCAGCGGCATAGTTTGGCCCAACCCATCCCCCTGCGACTGCGGCCTCACCGAACTCTTGAAGGAACTGAGCGATGACTGAACCAGAACACGGACTCATCATCCTTTGCCGACGCATCGCCAAGGAGAACCCGGACTTCCGAATAATCAGCTTCACCGTGGTTCGTGACGATGACGAAAGCCAGTCATTTACCATTGAGAGGAAGCGAAGCGATGACTGAACTGGTCGAGAAGGTCGCGCGGGCGATTGTTATAGCCATGCATAAAGACCTCTACGGAGCTGATGCTATTCCCGTCGAGGACAACGAATGGCTTAACTACACGCCAGAAGCCACCGCCGCAATCGAAGCGATGCGCCCCGAGATAGAGCGGGAGGAACGGGAGGCCGTGTTAGCTTTCATGCAGGCGCATCCCGAGATGAAGGCGCACGTGATGCAGGTTTTCATCCGCAACGGCGAACACAGGAGCAAGCCATGACTAGCACAGCACACGAAGACCAGTACGCGCCCGACCTACAAGCCCTAGCCGACCTACAAGCCCTAGCCGAGTATTGGTATCGCCAAGGTAAAGATGATGGTGTCGAGCAAGAGCGTGGCAACATCGTTGAATGGCTACGGTTTCGTCTGGACGATTGGCCGGATTACGTAGCGCCTGCCGATATAGCCGAAGCCATCGAAGGGGGGGATCATCTGAAATGACTGACCTACAAGCCCGCGCCGATGTGCTGATGCCGAAGCTGGAAGCAAGGGATGAATGGACCCCATGACGCCCGCCCTGCGCCAGTGGATATGGGAGCAATTCGGTTGGGACGTTTACGACTGGGCCGATGATGAGATCAGGTTTTAATCAAGGAGACTAACAATGCGTAACGTCATCAAAGCAATCGCTCTCGCCGCTGCCGTGCTGGCAGCTACCCCGGCACACGCCATGACCTACTATCTCGTTGCGCAGTGGTATCAGAACGGGGATCACATGTGCCAGTATGGCAATGGCACAGTGCTGAACGTGGGCTATCGCATCTGCCCTCTCAGCATTCAGGGATAACTAGCCTCTTGCAACCGCCGATTGAACGTGGCGTAGGAAGCCATCAGCAACGGAGGACCACCATGTCA